CCGGGAAGCACTGGAGCAGGCTGCGGAAACGGCGCGTACCGAGCGCATCGCCGCCGCCCTGGCCCCGCAAACCGCCACCCTGATCGACTGGGACGCCCCACCCACCCCATCCCCGCTGCCACTGCCAGAGCATGTCAGCGTACTGGACGAGCAAATCGACGCCAACCTGCTGCCAGCCGATGCCGACACCGCCCAGCGGTTCAAGGATGCAGCAATGGAACTGTATGCCAGCCGGGGCGAGCAAGGCGTGCGCAACCTGCTGGACGAGGTGCTGGACGGGCTGGACAAGCAACGCGCGCGGGACTTGGCCGCATGAGCGCCCCGACCTGCTGCACCCACGAATGCAATCAGGGACGGGGCTGCGCTTGCCGCCAGCCGCGCGAAATGGCCAAGTGGGAACAGGTCATCATCGGCGTCTTGATCGCGGTTTGGGTCGTGGTGATGGTGGTATCGCTGGCATGACCGAGCGCGCCAGAACGTTGCCTCAGTCCGCGAAGTTCCACGCCTTGTGCGGCGAAGTGGCGCGGCAGGCGACGTTCGGCGGGCGCAAGCTCAGCGGGCAACAGTGGAAGGTGCTGTTTTGCTCCGCGCTCGCGATCATCGACGGCGACGACCCCGACTTGGTGCAAGGCTTGGCGGGGGAATTCGTCGCCTTGCGCGAGTCCACCGCGCGCATGTCAGCCGCCCGCATGAACAACCTGATCGAGTACGCAAGCTGTTGGGCCGCAGAGAACGGCATCAAGTTGACCAAGTAGCACAACAACTACAAAACCAAGAGGGGAACACCGTGATAAAGACGTTGAACGACATTCTTTTCCCGCCCGCCGAGAAAATTCGCGCTCGCGCCCTGAGCGAAGCGCGCCGCATGCTGGAGCACTACCTGCTTGCGCACGAGGAAAGCGAGGCCATGATCGGCATGTACGAAAAGCGCATCGCCCGCCTCGAAGCCCAGCACAAGCGGGAGGCATGATGCACGCCTGCTACATTACCCACCGCACCGCCGCCCCGGCCTTGGTGCGCCTGTCGCGCCGCCTTGCCGCCTGCCAAACCGTGCGCGATTGCGGATTCCTGGCGCTGTTCGCCGCTGGCTTCGTGGCCGTGCTGCGGCTGCTGTGGGTCATCAAAACCGCCGCGCTGCTGCTGGCGTCGTAGTTGCACAACACAGCACAGCATCACACAAAACGCCTGTTGCGTTATGCGGCATGTTGGCGTACGCTTGTCGGTATCAAACCACGGAGAACCAACATGCCTGCAAAAGAATCAGCCGAAGTTCGGGCGGCGCTCAAGCTGCTCGACAACGGCAAAGCCAAGACCATCAGCGAAGCGGCGCGCATGGCAGGCGTGAATCGCTCCACCATCCAGCGGGCAAAGCAGCGGCGCGCACAGAAGTCCAACAACAACCAGACGGGGGAATGAAATGGAATCGACTACAACACTCGGCTATGCGGAAGGCGAAGTCTGCAACCGCAAAGGCTGCACGGGGCATATCGACACGCACCCATCAGAGAACTGCTCGTGCCATATTGCACCGCCGTGCGGATCTTGCACCGCGCCGCGTAACTTCTGCGATGAGTGCGATTGGGAAGAGGTCAATGAGCCAGAAGAGCCAGCGCAACCGTTCACGTACCCACCAGAATTGGCCGCGATGTGGCGTCCGCGCACGCCGGCCGATCTGGACCCGACCAAGATCAGTTGGATAAACAGCCCGCATTCGAGTTGCAGCATGATTAAGGAGGGCGTCTATCCTGAAACCATGACGAGAGCCGAAGTGGAAGCTGCCGTGCAAGGAACGTTCGGCGGGCGCTTCGAATACTTCGGCGGCGGGAAATTCAAGTACATCGCCTACACCGACTGAGTTACCACAACAACGAAACGGGGGGAATGAAATGGATATCGCAGCACTGAAACAAGCGGCAGAAGCGGCAAAGGGCTGGGATTGGGAAACCGTTCGGGATGACCGATTCGGCCATGAAAACGAGGACGGCGTGTTTTACGAAATCGCTACTGTGGATGCTGACCAGTACGCAATGGATGCTGATTCCAATTTTAATGAAACTGTCCTCTCGTATCTGGTTAAGGTGCCGCCCGCAAAAGTGCTGGAACTGATCGCCTCGCACGAACGGCTGGTGGAAGCGTTAAGCGACCTGGCCGAGGTGGCCGCGCCGAACATCTACCCGCAGCCGGACAAGCCAAGGGCAGCATGGACCAAGCTCCAAGCCGCCCGTGCTGCCCTTGCCGCTGCTGGTCAATAACAACCACAACAAACGGAGAACCCCAAAATGAGCGACAAAGACCTGGAACACGTAGCGCCGCCCATGCGCGGCACCGGGAGCCAACATGATGCTGGCGCATCGGAGGCATGGGAGCCTGTGACGCGAGCCGGTCAAGTCAAGGTGGGCGACAATCTGAGGTTCAAGGTTGGCGACAGCGATTGCAACACGCGCGCCAAGCTGATCCTGCACGCCGGAACGGATAAAGAAGAAGTCATCTACGACAAGGGCCGGAACTTCTACTTCATCACGTCGATGGTCGTCAGCGGCAAGAGCAACCACAAAGGCGTGCAAGTGTTAGCCAGCGGGTCCCGCGAAGGGCGGGAGGCACAAGACAACCGCGCCACGCTCGCCACTCCTGCGGCTGATGTGGGCGGGCTGACGCCTGAGCGCGTGATGGCGCTGTACGACGAGGCCATCGGCAAAGGCGGCAGCGCCGACAATATCATCCTGAACACGGCCCGCGCCATTGAGCGCGAAGTGCTCGCTACCCGCCCATCGGTCGATCTGAGCGGGCTGACGGAAATCGCGGGCGTGAATATCGAGCGCCTGATGCGCAACCTCGAAGAAACCAGCTACAACGAAGGCTCCGAGGCGCTCGCCTGCCGCCTCTCGGACTGCCGCGAAGTCATCAAGGCTATGCTCGCCACCAAGGCAGAAGAAGCAGTGCAGCCAGCCCGCAGTCCCGATTGGCTTGCCTACCATTCCGCCCTGAGCGCGAGTGCCGGACTGCTGGACAACATGGCGGATGGTGACCCGATCACCGACCTGCCGAAGTTCCTGGCGGCGAAACTGGTCAATCAAAGCTGGATCATTGCCGACCCGCACGGCGTCATTGCCCGGCTGCGCACGGCCACGCAAAGCCTGCTGGATGAGGCGGGCAAGCATATCGGCTGGAAGGACGACAACGCGCTCTCCAAAGCTGCCGAGGAAGCGGATCAGGCATTGGCGGCGTGCGTCGGGATCGAGGACAGCATCCTGCCAGCCGATGAGCAGTCGAGCATGGCCGGTGCCGCAAAGGGCGGCGCTACATGCAACGAAGCACTGCGCCTGTTCCTTGGTGCCGCTTACCCGGTGGCGCCGGAAATTAATCCGCGTGGCTATAACTGGTCCGAGGCGCATCTTGACCAAGCGCGCGCCGCAGCACTCGCCGCCCCAGTAGCGCAGGAAGACGACCCGATAGGCGAATTCCAAGCCGAGGCGCGGCAAGCGAAGCTGGAAGAGGCGGTGCGCGGGTGGACGGCGGGAGCGCAGGAAGGCGTGCAGAGCAGCACCGATGCCAGCGCACAGGCCGCGCTGTTTCCCGAGCGTGATCCGTCGAAGCCAGCCGATCAGCAGGGGCTGTTCCGTAAGTTCGATGTCCGGCGCGTCGATGGCAGCGACCACCCCGGCTGCAAGCACTACGGTTGCTGCTATTACGTCCTTGACCTGACCCACGACCAGCACGCCCCGGCTGCAATGCGCGCCTACGCGGCAGCGTGCCAGTCCACTCACCCGCAACTTGCCGCCGACATCGTGGCTGAGTTCGGCACCCAGCCCACCCCATCCGATAGCGGGAGCGTGGATACGGCGGAGCCGTTGTACCTTGACGGCGAATTGCACTCCCTGATTTCCGACCATCGATCGGCGCATGGCCGGGAGAATGTGAAGGCTACGCGGAAGGCGCTTTTGGCCCACATCGAATCGATCCCTGCTCGGGTAGCTGGCGTGCGCAAGGATGCGGAGCGGTATCAGTGGTTGCGAATGCAGGAGTGGTTCGATGGGCCGATGTGCGTTCTACGCGAGCCAAAGCGCGTACTGACATCCGGTATCGGGCTCGGTGCAGATTGCCCATCGCGTGACCGGCTCGACGCCGCCATCGACGCTGCAATGGCCGCCCACTCTCCCGCAACCAGCAGCAAGGAATCAGGAGGTGCAGCGTGAGGACGATCCCCATACTTCCTGAGCAATGGGCCGCGCTGAATCAGGTTGTTGCTGGCTCCAAGTACCGGCCTAGCAACGGTGCGGAAGGGGAAATCTTCATGTCGGCGTGGTGCTGCGAATGCGCCCGTGATCTAGCAATGAGCGAAGGAATGCCGCTCGAAGAGTGCGACGACAACCAGAAATGCGAAATCCTGGGCCGTAGCTTTCTCAAGCTGGACGACCCGGACTACCCGACCGAATGGCAGTACGGGCCTGACGGCCAGCCGCGCTGCACGGCGTTCGTGGAGAAGGGCCAGCCGATCCCGCCGTCAAGGGATGAGCGCACGATGGACCTGTTCGCCGCCACCCAACCCAAGGAATAAGCCATGACCATTAATTACATCGAATACCTGTACCCCGGCAGCTTCTTTGCCGAGTCGTCCGAAGTGCCAGTAGCCGAGCGCGTGTTGCCGCTGCCTGTGCAGCCGCGTGTCGCTGGCTACCGCTTCTTCTCGCGCACGGAAGTGCAAACGACTGACGGTGAAAAGCTCGTCGGCCCGAAGCACGACTTCTCGCCGTGGGTGTACTTCGGCCATGAGTACAGCGCCAAGGAAATCGGTGTGGTGCATGGCACCGCCAGCATCCTGTACCAGAACATCGCAGGCAACGGCTACGAGCGCGCCGTTAAGACGATCTTCGGCAACTGGTATCCGCTGAGCCCAGGCGAAATCGTTGTCACCCCTTCGGGAGCCTGACCCATGACTACAACACCTGAACAAGAAGCTATCCGCGCGCGCGTGCTTGCACTTTTCAAGCCGCCGTTCAAATTTCATCGAGGATATATCTTCGACTCCGAGCAAAATATGGTGGCCGACCAGCACGAAGACGAAGACCTGCGCGTGCGAGGTTGGGGCCGCATCCAGAAGATGCCGAATGCCGAAGCTCTTCAGGACGCTGCTGGCGCGCTGATTGCCGAGGCGCTGACTGAGTACTGGAACCGCCGCGCCACCATTCAGCCAGTAGCAGCACCCGAGCCGGTGGCGTTGCCGTTGGTCTATCCATACGACCGCACCGCAGCACCCGCACAGGCCGCGCCGGACCGGCAGCAGATCGAATGGAGCCACGCTCTCCAATCGAGGCTGATTGCGGTCGGGAAAGAACAGGGCCATGACGTACAGAACATCATGGCCGAGGCTGCATGTCTGCTGGCTGCGCTTACCGGGCGCACCACCGCAGCTTGCGCTGCTACCCCGGCAGATAGCCAGAAAGGGGGCGGCAATGCGTGATATTAAATGGTACGCCGACGCCTCGGCGCGGCAGATGCATGCTTTGCTGCAAACGGAACTGGCTGGGATTATTGCGCGAATTTGCCCGGGCCACGAACTGAGTCACTTGGGCATTAACCGCAATGAACATACCGAGGTCATTCTAAAACTGCACCTCAATCCTATCGGTAGTGTTCGCGTGGTGCCAGAACACAACCAAGATACTGCTGCGATTCTTTTGCCAAAGTGAGGCAACCATGACCACCCCTACCACCCAAACCCCGGCGTGCGCCCGATGCAATGGCGAAGGCGTCATCCATACCGGCATTGATGAGGCGCCCACGACTGTCTGCACCAAATGCGACGGCACCGGAACCACCCAAACCCCGGACAGCAGCGCAACGACCGGCGAAGCTCCGTACCCCTACGACGCACTGTTCCGTGCCATCGGTGACGCGGTTTCCATCGGGCCGACACAAGCAAAATCAATCTCCGTCAAGCAGTTTGTAGAAACGCTTGCCGCCAAGGGCTATGTTGTCGTCGCAGCACCACAAGCAGCCATCCCATCGCTGGGAGGGCTGGACGAGCGGACGCTTGAGGCGGCGCTGGATGCGGAATACCCGTTGCCGAACAGTCCGCACGCATCGGTCAACGACCGAGCCCATAACAATCGTTCCGCGTTTGAACGTGGCTGGCTGCGAGCATCCCGCGCCGCTCTCACCCAGCAAGCCGCGCCCGTAGCACCGGCCAGCGAGCAGCAGACCAATCAGGCGCACGTATTGCCGCCCATGCGCGGCACCGGGGGCCAACACGATGCGAGCACATCGGTACTGACGCCCGAGCAGGCTATGCAGATAGCGGCAGAGCAGGACTACGGCGACGAGGACCCGAAGTGCATCATGCGCCTTGTCCGCGCCATCGAAGACGAGGTGCTTGCACAGTTGCGGCTGGCGGGTTCCGCGAAGGGCGGAAATACGAACGCCGAATGGGGAAAGTGCCAACTCTACCGAGGCGACAGCACTGCGGCCACCACGGCAAGCGCGAGCGGGCGCAAGGAAATGGACATATGGAATGCTGGCGCGAAGGCTCTTGCTGACCACGCTCCAGCACCCAGCCGTTCGGCTGCACCGCAAACCGTCCTGACGCGCGAGATAGTCCATCGCATTGATGACGAGGTTATGCATAAGCCGCGCGACTATTGCTGGAAGTTTGCGCGTGCTATCGAGGATTACGTGCGCGCCGCCCTTGCCCAACAAGGCGCAGCCCAGGCAACTAAACGAGGAGATGGCGGTGTCGACTAAGAGCGCACTGTTCCGCAAGGCGTGCGAGCTGATCGCCTATGACCGGCGCGGCACCAGCAGGAATGACGGCTATCACGCACTGCTTGCCTTGCAGTGCAACGCCGCCGCCCGCGCGATGAACATGGGCACTTGCGCATGTGGCTGCAAAGGCTGTGGCCGGTGAATAACTCGAGCGAGAAGGATAGAGCAATGGCCGATGAACTGAAACCGTGCCCGTTTTGCGGTACTGCAGCACACCTGAATGAAGCAAAGACGCACGCGCGCGGAAGTGGCGATTGCAACTGTACACCTTGGCTGTTCGTTGAGGATTGGAACCGTCGCGCCGCGCCCGCTGCCAAGACAGTCGTCAAAATGGAGAATACTGGCGCGGAAAATGGCGACGAGGACGAGCGAGATTACGGTGCGTTGTACGCTATCCGCATACAGGAGCACGATGGCGTGGCGGGCTACTGGATGATCGGCAAGCCAGGCTCCCCCGGCACATGGATGACCCGCGACGACCTGAGCTGGGTCGGTCCCGAGCGCCACGTTGTCGAGTGGCACAAGCTGGCTGACCCCGAGCGCAGCGTGCTTTTCTGCATTCCAGATGAGGGCGCAGCCCATCCGGCCTACAGCCCCCAAGACGGCGCACGCTGCGCAGACGAGCACAGCCAGTTGCGCGAGGGTGTCGAAGCCGACTTGGAGCGGATACGGCGCGAGGCGGGCAGCAAACCGCCCGGCTGACCTGCTGCAAGCCCGCTGGTACGGGTGCACACAACCAGCAACAGCAGCAAGCAACCCCCGAAGCCCCGCCCGGAGCCTTGCTCGTCTGGTCGGGGCTTCGCCTATTGCGGCCCAGCCGTTGCTGCTGGCGCGCGGCTTGACTGGCACCAATAACTAGAAGGCACATCCATGCCATGCTGGTCCCATCCCGTCACCGATGGAGGACCGCATGCGATACCTTGCCTGTTGGGCCGCGCTGGCGCTTTGCCTGCCCGCGCACGCCGCGCCCACGTACCAGTTCGACCTGACCGGCGACAAGTTCGCAGAAATGCTCGCCAAGCAGCCGACCAATGCCTTCGAGTACCGCGAACGGGACCGGGCCTACGCCTACCTTGACGGGGCCAAGGATGCGACCATCGGCAGCACTTGGTGCCCGCCGCAGCCGCGCAAGACGCATGAACTGGCGTACGACGCCGCCGACTACATCAGGAGTCTGCGCGCGGAACTGCGGCGCGGCAACGCGGCCAAGCTGCTGCTGGCCTATTTGGCGCACCAGTACCCATGCAAGGGAGGGCGTCCATGAAACCGAGCTACAACGTGCTGCGCATGTACTACCCGCACCGGAGCCGCTATCCGCGCGGGATGCTGCTGGAGCTGCTGGGCTGGGATGACCTGCTGAACAATGACGCCTACGCGGATACATGCGCCATGCGGATGAGCTATGCACTAGCGCGCGCGGGCGTGCATCTGGCCGGTGCGCGCATGCTGGGCAGGGGGCAGAGCGTGAAAGGGGTTCCGATCGAGCCGGGGCAGGGCAAGCTGTCGCAGATCCTGCTCCGCATGTGGGGCGCACCGGAAAAATATCGCTCAGAGGCGGCAGCACGCGCGGGGATCGGCCGGCGCACTGGCGTGGTGTCGTTTTTCCGCATCCACCCGAACGTGAATCAGGGTCACATCGACCTGATCGAGCCGGGCGGAAACGGATTCGCGGAGTGCGCCATGTCGTGCTACTTCGGGTCGCGTGAGGTGTGGTTCTGGTCGCTAAAATAGGTGATGCGCGTCGTTGTCCTGCAACATTGCATAAATACTTTGACTTGTGGTAGTTGCTGAACGACAATTGAGCGTTACAACCACCACGATAAGGGGAACTGAATGGACAACCTGACCGGATCGCAAGAAGCCACGCTGCGTGAGCAAGAGAAACCCGTCGCTGTCGCGCAACTGCGCTTCACCGACAACCCGGACGGCAGCATGAGCATCGAGGCCACCCACGCGCCCGAAGTGTTCGAGCCGATGAACCAGAGCCACGCAATCCTGCGCGCCGTGACGCAATACCTGCCGGTGCTGTGCACGCCCATCGGGATCGACATCAAGGACGGCACCGGCTACAAGCTGCCGATCAACGATGGCGAACGCTATCAGGCGCTGCGGGCGCTGGCGTTCCTGCCCGACGCCGAGCGCGATGCGATCCTGGCCGCGATTGGCTTGGCCGAACCGGGCAGCGAAGCGGAGTTCGATGCCTACGCCGACAAGCTGGTGGAATATGCGCGCACCATCACCAAGGCCAATGCCGAGCAGTCGGCCATTGCGGGGGCGGAAGGAATCAAGCTGGCTAGCGCCAGCGGCGGCGTTCTTAACTGAGGCTAAGCAATGTTCGATCACCTTCATATCATCGACAACAGCGGGCCGCGGAATGTCACCGTCACCGAGCAACGCGCTCCTACCGATGCATCGGTAGCGCTGCTAAGGGAAATGGAAGCCGAGGCCCGCGCTAAGGTAGTGCAATCGGTGCGCACGCAGAATTGCCCTATCGAGTGCGTCATCCACCGAGCGCCCGATTACATCAATGCGAAGACCCAATTTATGGTGCTCCTTACCGTAAATGGAAAGCGCATGGAAGTACGCCGCAGCGTCAATGATTGGATCGCCCCAAACGCCGTCGCGGATGAACTGGTCAAAGCTGTCTCTGATACCATTGCGGTCGTGGTTCTAGCGCAGCATTTGCATACCGCCTTACATGGCTTGTAGCATTTTACTGCCGAGCGGTTTGCGCTAGATCAACAGCCGCAGCCTTTCCTGATGCCATGCTCTCCAGACGAACACGACTGGAGAGCATGATGCGGAACATGATGATCGTTATCGGGCTGGTCCTGGCGCTGCAAGGCTGCGCCGCGACCGGCCCGAATCGCACCCTGCTAGGTGCCCAAGCCATGCAACAAGGAAACTACAGCACGGCGGAAGCCTCGATGCGGGCGGCGATCCAGTCCGGCGAGCGGCCAGCGGACAACTGGTTCCATCTTGGCCTGCTGTACTATGTGCAGGCCGGGCAAGCGCCCGCCACACGCGATGCCATGCTGCTACGCTCGCAATCGGCGTTCACGCTGGCCGCGCGCTACGGCAACCCCAAAGCACAGGATATTCTGCAACAGTGGGGCAAACCCGTGCCTGCGGCTGACCTCATGGTGCAGGAACATGGCGATCAATCCGCCGCGCTCGCGCTGCTGATGGTTGGTGCTTCGGCCGCCATCACGGCGAAAAGCGCCGCGCCAGCCCCGATGCAATTTGCCCCGGCGCAGTTGCAAGTCAACTGCACATCAATGGCGTTCGGCAAGATCGTCAACACGGATTGCCGCTAGTTCAGGCTACTTTTCTTCGTGGCGCGCGCCGTGTCGATAATGCTTTTCTTGAACTCGGCCAGCGCCTTGCGCTCCCCGATGTGGTCGATAATCTTGCTACCGACCGCATCGCCCAGCAGCGCCCCCGCGCCCGCGCCTGCCGGGCCGAATAGCGCCCCCGCCCCGCCGCCGATGGCTGCTGTCGCCTTGCCTGCCACGCGCGACATCATCCCGCGCTTGAGTGCCTGCGCCGCCTGCGCCGACGCCCCCGGATAGCTCGCGTTCACCGCCAGGATATTGCCGGCGTCGACCAGATCGCGGAGCTGCGCCAGCTCGTGCGCATCGAACACCAGCGGCAGCTTGGCCGAATTGTTGCGCACGAGATTGTTGATGCCGCCCCGGTTCCACAACTGGCGCGCGTTGCCGTAATTCGTCGCCGTGCCTGCATTCAGGAACTTGTCGGCATAGTGGGCGCGCAGGGTCGCCAGCGCCTTTTGCGCCGCTGGCTGCAAGGCTGGCGGCAGGTTCTTGTACGTGTCAACGATGTGCGCAAATTGGTCGGGCGACAGGTTGATGATCGCATCGGGGATTTTGTTGTACGGCGTGGCGCGGTTGATCGGCGTGTACGGGTCCGAGTCGAACAGGTGGGAAATTCCGTGCGGGTCTTCAAAGACACGCTTTTCCAGCATGTGCAGGCCACGCGCCGCCTGATACACGTCAGTGCCCGCCGCCTTGAACACGCCTTCGTCCAGTGCCACCTTGACCTGCCCGAGCGCATGGCTCTTGTCGGGAGACCAGACCGCATTGAGCCATTTTCGGAAGCGCTCGGCGTTGGTCATGGTCATCTGCCCATCCGGCCCGAGCGCCTTGAAGCGCTGGTACTGGCTTTCGATGGTGTGCAGCAGCCCATGCTGGTCCTTCGCCATCAGCGTGGCCTTGAAATCGGGGTCGGCCAGCAGCGCATCCAGTGGCCCTGTGGCCACGGGTGCCTTGCTGGCGGCGGCGCGCTGGTTGGCGATATCGTACAACGAGTTCTTGGCGTTCTCGAAATACTCGCGCGCCGCATCGTAGGGTGCGGCAATATCCTGCCCCTTGGCCTGCAACGCCGACTCGTCCAGCCCGCTCACGGCCCCGGTGCGGTCGATCATCCCTTGCACATGCGCAGCGAGGGCATCACGTTCGTGGGCGAACTGGTCGAGCGCGGCCATGCCGGCCGGTTCGCTGGTGTATTTCGACAGCTGGTAATCGGTCGCGGCGGCTGCCTCGTTGGCATCGATCGCACTCTTTCGCATGCGCGTGACGCCGACATTGCCCAATACCTGTTGGCGCTGGGTAGGATCGAGCGGGCCGGTATGGTCGAACGCCATTTCGGGCGGGGGCGGCAGCGGCGGCTCGCCCGCACCACCGGCCGCAGCGCTGGGCGCGGCACCGGATACGGGCGCTTCCTTGCCCGGCAGCTTGATCCCGTACTGGTCCAGCACCGCCTGGATGTCGCTGGTGTCGGCCATCTGTGCAATCAGCGCGTCAGCCGGTGGGGTTGGTGCGGCAACCGGAGCTGGGGCTATCGCCGTTTCCGGCAGGCGCATTTCATTGGCCAGCGGATGCACGGCAGGCGCGGCGCCTTGCTGGGCCGCCGCGAACTGGTCGAGCGCCGTTTGCGGGGCGCTGGCGGGTAGCGGAACAGGCTCGTTCAGCGCGCCATACGGGGCGGCTGCTGGCTGGCTGGCATAGGCTTCCAGCGCGGTCTGCGGCGCGGCAGGCGTAGCCGGTGGCAATGCGGGCAGCGCGTCGGCGGGCGGCACTGGCAGCGCGGTCGGATCGGTGCCGCGTCGCAGGTAGGCCGGCACATCGTAATTGACGGGCGCGGCGGCCGGAATATCGGCAGGCGGCGGCAACAGCGGCGGGTGGCCCGCGCGCGCGGCTGCATCGGCAGCGTCAGCCGCTGCGGCATTGGCCCGTGCCAGCCCGCCAATCGCAGCACGCGAGGACGACGCAGCGCGCGACAATGCCTCCAGTTCAGGGATCGGAATACCGACGATGCCGGAGCTTTCCATCGCATCGCCAGCACGTTGCGTGTACTCAGCCCCCTTTGCGGTCTTAGGCTGATAGGCGTACTTGCTCAGTGCCGCCGTAGCGTCGGCAGCATGCTGCTCGACATTGCGCGCGCCTTCCGCTGTGCCATAGGTGCCGGATGCGATGGACGATGCCAGCCCACCAATCGTGCCGCCAGCCTGACCAAGGCCGCCGAGAATGCCGCTCGTCACCAGTGCGCGCCCAGCCTCGATGCCACCCGTTACCTTGTCCAGCAGTGAGGAATTATCTGCGGCCGGCTGGGTGGCGACAATGCTGCTGCCCGCATTGTCGAAGCCGGGCAGCCCGGCATTGGCCGAGTCGGCCGCGTGAATCTGGCTCGACAGGTCAGTGCTTGGCGGTGCGCTCAGTTTGCCGATGTCGTAGCCGTTGCTGGCGAGCTTGGCCGTCAGGTCGGCCTTCGACATCCCGTCAGGGACGTTGCGCACAATCGTGCCATCTGGTAAGCGAACGTCCATTAGTGCAGGCTCCCGAAATCAATTACGCCACCAGTTTGTGCAACGGGATTCGGCACGGTTGCGCCGCCTGCGCCCTGATCTGCCAACCCCCAATTGGATGGCTTGCCTGCTGGCGGCTGGATACCCGTCACTGAGCGCGTTCCGGCAGTCAGGAACCGGGCAAAATCGCTCTTGCTCGGGTCTTTCACATAGACGGGGTTGCTTGAATTGTATTGCTGTTGCATGCCGTGCACCTGTGTCGCGAGCAGCGGGATGTAGGTATTCGCGGCACCGAGAATCTGCCCCGGCGCGCCACTGGTTGCAAACGCATTCGCAGCGGCTTCGCGCTCCTTCTCGCCGCCAGCGCCCGGCACGATTGCCTTGACGACTTCCTGACCAACCAATTGCCGCGCCGTGTCGAAGTTCGTCACTGCCGCATTGCCCGTCTGCTTTGCCAGCGCGTTTGCCAGTTTGTTATACAGCACGGTATCTTTGTTATTCAGGGCATCTGCCATGCCTTTGAGCGTGTTCAGGTGCTCCAGCGCGTTGTTCGTGAACCGCACCTGGTCGGCCTGATGCCCGCTGACCCATGCCTGCTTGGCATGGTATGCCGCCTTGTAATCGCCCTCGTTGTAATCCGGGTTGATCTTCTTCGCTGCGGCCAGAATTTCGCTGCGGTCCGGGTCGCGCAGCCCAATCGTCGCATCGCCATCGGCCACCATCTGGGCCGTCGCTTGAACGACTTTCGGGTCTGACTTGTCGGCATTCGTGCGCGCTTGCAACAACTTGAGTTGCTGCCCGAATTGGCGGTCCTGCAAGCTCAACTGCTGATCGAACTGGCGCGACTGCTTGGCGTCATCGTGGTCATGGTTGGCTTGCACTTGTGCTGCCGCCCGCTTGTATTCGTCCTCGTGCATCGCCAGTTCCGCCACCTTGGAAGGGTCGATATAGCCTTTGCTCATCGCTGCCGTGATATAGGTGTGCGGGTCGGCGGCAAGGTGCGCGAGGCTGGACGCTTTTTCATCCTGCACCATCGGCGCGGCCTTTTGGATCACGGCTTGCTGTTCGGGCGTCAAGGGCGTGCCGCTGTTCGGCGTACCCGACAATGCCGCGTCATAGTCGCCGTAGGTCTGCCCCATCTGCCCATTGATGACGCCCTGCTGCGCTTGCGCGATGGAGTCGGCCATCGTCTGGCGCTCGCGCTGTGCCGCCGCCGATTTCATATCGAGCACCGCCTGTTCCTTCTGCAAGGCGAGGTCGTTTTGCATCTGGAGCAGGTCTTTCTGCCCGGCCAGTTGCTGGTCCTGCATGGCCGATGCGTTCAGCGCCTGCCCGGTGGCCTGCATGCCCTGCCCGAGCCCGCCCAGCGCGCCAATAATGATGCCGCTCATTATGCAGCCCCCCGCGCACCCGCGACGATGCCGCCAGCCGCAGGCGGTGGCGCACCCGCTCCCGCATCGGCAGATGCGGGCATGGTGCCTTGGCTTGCGCTGTGGTCCATGCCCGCCTGGATGAACTGCTGAATCTTGGCCTGCGAGAAGCCGAACACTTGCAGCAGGTACGTGACCATTTCCTTGGTGGTCTGCGCGATGGTGTCGCTCGACACCTGCATGATCCCGGCCTTGGCCGCGAAGTCGATGGCCTCGCAGGTCAGCACTTGCGCGGCGGGGATTGCCGCCTTCATCGGCATCGTGCCCTTGCTCTGCTGATACAGGATACCCATCAGCTTGGCGATGCCCTCGCCCACGATCTGTGCCGGGTCGCCCGGCTGCTTGAGTTGGTTGGCCAGCATCTGGCGCGTTTCTGGCGCGTACATCACTTTCAGGCCCGCCGTGACGATCCGTTCAAACGCGGGCATCAGGTCGGGCGGCACCTTGGCCTGCACCGCCTGCTCGACCTGCTCCAGTTGGGGATTGGTGGTTTGTCCGAGCATCTTAGCCTCCGCGTGCGCCGGCAATGATGCCGGGGTAGGTTTGGGCGGGCTTCGAGAACACCGCCGCATTCGGGTTGACCGTCATGTTGATCCGTGGCTGCGCGTTGGCGTTGGTGCGCTGGGTGTCGATGATCTGCTGTTGCAGGTTGAAGTTGCGGTCTGCCGCATAGCCATTGGCCGCGCCCTGCGCCAGCCCGCCCGCCATGTTCATCACGCCCGCCGCCAGCGTCTTGTTGCTGTTCATCCAGTTACCCACCTTGCCGAAGGTGTCGCCAAAGAACGACGAGGACGACTGCGCCGGGGCGCTGGAATTGGCAATCGCATGCTGGATCGACTGCTCCAGCGGCGACGGGCCGCTGGGTGTCCACGGCGCGGCCGGGGCGGTGGGCGATACCGGGCCGAGCGGGGCCGATGCGCCAGCCGGGGCCGCGATGCCGCCCGCATCCGTGGCGGCCGTGGCGGCAGGTGAAGCGCCGGACGCGGCGCTGTTGATGATGCCCGAGCCGCCCGCCGCATCGGTTCCCGCAATGCCAGCGGTGGGCGCGGTGGCCAGATCCGGCAGCGGGTAGGTTGTCGCCGCCGTGCCGCCCACACTGCCGGTCACGGCCCCCGCATCGGCGGCACCGCTGGCCGCGCCGGTCGCTGCCGCATCGGTTGCACTGGCGCCCGCTGCCCCGGCATCCGCTGCCGCCGCGCCGCCCGAGGCCGCGCCCGATCCTGCCGCGCCGGCCGTCCCGGCTGCTGTCTCCGCTGCCGTGCCCAGCCCCATGATACCGGCACCCAGCGCACCCAGCGCCATGCCGGAACCGATATGCTTGAGTTCCTTACTGTCCGTCACCATGCCGACAACGGTTGTCACCGCCGCGATGGTGGCGAGGGTTTCCACGGCCACCACGCCGGTGGCGACGGCCCCCATGCTTGCGACTGCTGCCACGGCTGTAAAGGCCATCAGACACCTCCTTTGTGCGTTGCGGGGAACATGCGCGCCATCATCACTTCCTCGCGCGCATAGTCCATTTTTTCGAGAATCTGGGCGAAGTAATTGCTGTACTTCGCATGCCAGACAAGTTTGAATTCGGGCAGTTGCTTGGCCAGCTCCTGCTCGCAGAACCGGATCAACCTGACCCCGGTGCGGCCGGTGCGGTAGTCGGGATGCAGGAACAGCACGTCATTGGTCGCCAGCGTCAGGCCCACATAATGCATATGCTGGTCGATGAAGAACGCGCTGTAACCGATCAACTGTCCATCCTCGCGCGCCGTGAACAGCACGAAGTTCCCCGCCGCTTCCAGCGCCCGGTAGCTGGCCCAGCGCGGTTGCAGCGCGATCCGGTCGCGGTTCAGCGTCAGTTCCTCGTAATGCAGACGCAGCAGGCCATCCACTTCCTCCACTACATCGAACAGGGTTTCGCGCGCGTAGGCGATCATGGATGGCCAGCCTGATTCATGGCGTCTTGGATCGACTGCCCGACTGGCCCGGACGGCGTGATTGCGCTGCCGGGTTCGCTCGCACTGCCAGCAGTTTGCCCTGACATGTCCGAGAAATTCAGCAGCGAGCCGAGATTCAGGTTCGAGACCGCGCCGTTGATCTGCATGCCGTTTTTCAGCAGTTGCAACTGGTTGTCGACCGCCGCCTGCTTGGCCGCGCCGTCCATGTCCTTGCTCATCGAAATGGTGGCGACGTTCTGCGTGATCTGCCGGAACAGGTCGGATGCCGACGCGTTGCTCTGCATGAGTACGTGGTAGTTCGCCTCGATGGTCGCCAGGTTGGTGCGCGTGCCCGCGTCGAGGTTGGCCAGGTTGGTCTTGGTCTGGCTGTCCAGATAGCCAAGGTTGGTTTGGGTCTGCGCCTGCAACTGGGCAATCGCGGCCTGCGTCTGCGCCGACAGTTGCGCCTGCCCCATCTGGTTCGTCTGATTGGCGTTGAACGCGCCCGCCGTGTTGGTCGCGTCCTGATTGCGCGCAGCAAACTGGTTCGACTGGTCGGCGTTGTAGCCTGCTGCCTTGGAGTAGGTCGCGGCGTCGGCGCTGGCAATCGGTAGCGCCGCGTTGTAGGCCGAATTCAGCGCCGCCGACTCGCCAATGGACGAGTTCAGCAGGCCTCGCTCGTTGGCCAGTTCCAGCCCCTGCGTGCGGGCCTGCTGGATGATCGGGCTGTTCGGGTCCATGATGCCGGCCAGTTGCCCCTGCATGGTCTGGTTGCCGGTCACGTTCCATGCGGTCGGCGTGCCCAAGGTGGCCGGTGTGTAGGTGGCAGTGGCGGGCGCGGCGGGCGGTGCCATCGAGGGCGCGGGCGGGGCCGATGGGGCAGGTGCCTGCGGCAGCGCGTGCATTGCTTGGTACTCGGACGAGCTGTCAATGGCGCTCTTGACCTGTGCGGCGGTCTCGCCGTTGGTCATGTTGCTCTTCCAGTAGTCGAGCCCGGCAGCATCCGGTGCGCGTCCCAGTTCGCTCTGGTAAAGCCCGGTCAACTGGCCGGTGTAGTCGGTCGGGGCGGCGGTGGGTGCGGGCGTCGGGGCCGTGGTCGGCTGCGGTGGTGTCGCGCCCGGCTGGGCCTGCGTCGGCAGTGCCGCCACGCCCTGCGGCGGGGCCGCGCCGGTCGCGTTCAGCGATGCAGCCGGGTCGTTCGACTCGCGCACTGAATTGATGATGCTGGAATTTGCCATTGTCTCGCCCTTTTCTGTGCCGGATCGCTACTCCGTATTGTCCTTGATTAGTTACTAAAAGTCACTAAACTACTGCGCTATCCTGCTGCCGTTGCTAATCGTCCAGCCGTCGCACGCGGCCCAGATGGTGCGGGCGCGGTCTTTCGGCTTTCGATACCACAGGCTCGCGCCCTCCAGCCCACAGGCGCAGATGATGCGCAATTCGTGGTAGTCGTCCTGCGTGCCCTCGTACAGGGTGGCCATGCGCCCGCACTGGCAGGGCAGGACCAGTGGTGCGGGGCTCATGCTGCCGCCAGCATCGCCACATCGCAACGGTGTCTCTCGGTCTCGCCGTGCTCCTTGTGCAGCACGATCAGGCGCATGTCGCGTCCGGCGCGGTAGCCCTGGCCCGCGTGCCATGCATCGCGCGCGGCCAAGGTGCGGAAGTATTCGACCACGCCACCCCGGTATTCCTTGAGGTCCTGATGGTGTACGTGCCCGACATAGACGTAGCGGTGCGCGGTCGCGCCCCAGTCCTCGGGCCGGTCAGCCGCCATCACCGGCACCATGTCCGGCCCCTTGATCGTGTCGCCGTGGGTCGAGCCGATCAGCACCTTGCCGAAGCGGTAGTACCACATGGTAGCGGGCGACAGGTCAACTTCGATGCGCGGCTCGTTGTGGAAGTAGCAGGATAGCATCAGCGACAGCGCATAGGCCGAGTGGCCGTCATGGTTGCCGCGATTGATCCGCAGGATGACTTTCTGGTGCTTTTCCAGCAGCCGGCGCGCGCAGTGGATCATCGCCATCAGGCCCACTTTCTGCACCTTGGCCCAGCGCCCGTCCACGTCGAGCTGGTGGCCGGACTGGCTCTGGTTCTTCTGGTTGTCGGCATGAAACATATCGCCAAGGTTCAGCAGCAGCGCGGTTGCGGCAGGCGGGGCGCTCGCCACCAGCCGGTCGACCGCGCCGCAGGTCAACGCCTCCGCTTTCTTGAGGTCGAAATCGTCGCCCGCGTCCTGCCACCACGCATGCATGCCGAAGTGCGGGTCGCCCATCGGGTACACGCACATCAGGTCGGCGTCGGCGCGCTTGGGTGGCTTGGTCAGCGGGGCCAGCCCCATCACGCCCAGCGCCAGGTCGGTCGCGGCTTCGCGCAGCAGTTCCAGTGCGCGCTCCTGATCGGGGCTTTGGCGCTCCCATGTGCGCTCGACTTCCCCCGCAGGCCCGCGCTGCACCGTGACCTTGCCCATGTTGAAGCCGGGAGCCACGCCATTGTCGAAGTGGCCGGGTGCGTAGCCCTGCCGCGCGGCCTGCGCCCTGACTGCCCGCACCGCCTTTTGTACCGAACTCTTGGCCACTTTCAGGGCGCGCGCGGCGGCATGGTTCGAGCCGTGCTCGATGATCGCGGCAAGGTAGCGCGCCTGCCCTTCGTTGGCGTAGTCAAGCAGCTTGGGGTCTATCTTGACGGCTTCGGTCATCAACGGCTCCTATGGAATGGCTGGACTTCGTTCAGGCGGCAATCGCCAGCAGCGCGGTTTCGCCAATGTGGGACAGGCAGGGAAACACGTCCAGCCCGCCCGCCCTGAGCGCGCCAGCAGCCAGTTCGTAGCAGTACCAGCGGTCATCCTGCGCCCAGTCGCGGTACGGCGACAGGCCCAGCCCGAGCGCGCCGCCCCAGTCGTAGGGCTTGCCCGGCACGCATTGCGTTCCCAGCCAGTCCAGCGCCGCCGCCTTGTCCGGCACCGGGTAATCGACCTGCCGCTGCACCGTCAGCCCCTTGAGCGCGGTCGCCTTGTCGGTCTTGCGGCAGCCGTGCAGCATGTTCGCTTCATAGGCCGTTTCGCCGTCTAGGATGATGGCGTGCGAGGACAGGGACAGCGCGAAGCGCGAGCGCGGCACGGCCCAGCGGATCAACCATGAGACCGGGTTCCAGCGGCGACTGGTGAAGACGACGGTGAGCGTGTCCATGCGGGTTCCTTTCAGGAGCCGGTGTAGCGTTCTTCGGCGGCAATGACTGTATCGAGAATCTGCACCGCGCGCCCGGCTGCCAGCAATCCGCCCGCTTCCAGGCTCTGCACGGCCGCGCGCGTGTCGGGCCGGTCGAGGTCGATGTAGCGCGCCGTGTCGCAGTCCTTCACGTTGGCGCGCAGCGCCGCCGCCTGCTGGCGCGCGGTCATGGGCGCAGCCGGGTCATCGAGCGCAGCGATTTCCAGCGCCACCTTTTCGGCCGTGGTGTAGCGGTTGCGGAACGCCAGTACCGTGATGTGGCGCGCGGGCTGGCTGGCCGCGACCTGTTCGGCGCTCCAGTCGGTCACGGCGCGCACGCGCACGACCACCTGCCGGGCGGCGTCGATGGTCAGCGCCTCGTCGCCGTAGCTCTGGTGCTGGCCCAGCGCGGGCGACTGGTCTTCGAGCGGCCACCATGCGCAGCCCTGCACCTGCGCGGCCAGCGTCGGGTCGGTAATCCACGACAGGTCGGCCAGCGATTCCGGCGCGAGGCCGGTCAGGAAATCGGGCAGCGGGTCGCGGGTCGCCGTGCCGTCCTGTACTTTGATGAGTTCCATGTTCCTCCTACTTGTAATAGGTAATCGTGATTGAGCCGCCTGCCGGGATGACCAGCACATTCCCGGCCCCCGGCGTGACCGTCACCTTGGTGGCGGTGGACGGAGTGGCCGCGCCGCCAACGCCGCCCGTGAACGTCAGCCCGAAGCCGGTGGTGCTCGCGCCGGTCGTAGCGTCCACGGTGTACTGGTAACTGATGAATGACTGCCCATAGTCGGATGCCAGCACCGAACCGCTGAACTTCCAGCCCGCCGAATAACTGGCGCTGGCCGAACCTTGTATGTAAGGCGCTAAGATGACACCAGTGTTGATGGAGTCGTCATAGGTACTGCTGTTGGGATATTCTGTGTAATTGATGAAGCTGAACGTGGCGCCTTGCGTGCCGTTATTAATGTTCGTCACGATCATGGCAGCATCGTTGAACCCGCTCCAGCCGCTGAGAGAGCCGGCATGTGCCCCGGTGCCGGTGGCGCTGCCTTGGACGGTGTCGACCAGGACATTGTTCGCGCTGGCGGTCGAGGACGGCGAGCCGCTGCCACCCCTGCCTGTCACGCTCTCCAGCACGCTCACGCCGGGCGGGGCGGTCCATGTGGTATTGACAGTGAATGGCCCTTCGGTAACGAGCGTGCGGCCCCGGTTGTTGGTAGCGGTGGCTGCGGCCAGATGCCGCCGTGGCAGCCCGGCCATGTAGGGCGCGACCGAGCGTTTCGGGAGCGATGCCATGCCTTAGAAGTCGGTATATTCGGCGTTGAACACGATGCCCGCCGCCAGCGCCACCTGCGAGCCGACATACAGCCGGTCGTTCGCACCCAAGCGCAGCGGCGTCGTTTCGCTGTACTCGGAAAACGCCGTCACCGGGACTGCCGTGGTGGTCGCGGCCGTATTCGCCGCCATCAGTTTCGAGTTCTTCAGGCGCTGGGTCACGCCGCCGTCATTGCTGACGAACAGCACGAGGCTGGAGGCGGTTACGGTGCCGCGCGGGATCGCGGACAGGTTGGTGACGATGGCACCGTCCGGGCCTGCCGTCAGCAGCAGAATGGTATTGGCGGGCGTATCGGTCAGCGTGGCCGCGCCGGTAACGACAGCGGACGCCGTGTGCGGCGTTTGGGCGAACGGGGCGGTAAAGGTCTTGGTCATGGGGCGTCCTTAGAAAGAGAGCGCGACGGCGTGCGCCTGCGCGAGCTTGGTGGTGTCGGTAAAGGTCGTGGTGCGCAGCGTCCAGCCCAGCGCGCCGTTGGTGGCAACGAAGTCATACACGCCGCTCGCCGGGCCGGGCGGCAGCGCCGCGCTGTAGGCCACCGCATTGACGTAATCGAGCGTGGCAAATGCCGCGCCGGACGAACCGGGCGAAGCCGTGACGCCGTAGGTGGTGGCCGGGAAGCTGTGGGTGCCGCTCCACGTTTGCCCGCTGGCCGCGCCCTTGGCGGCAACGGCGGTATTGACCGCATCAAAGCCCGCCTGGATGGTGCCGAACTCGGTACGGATCGCCGCTGAACTGGCGCGCGAGGTGGCCACCGGCTGGCCGCTGGTGAACTGATAGTAGGGATTGGATGGCATGCTAGTACCTCTCGATTCGTCGTTGGCTGGAAATGAGCGTGATCCCCTGAGCGGTATGGGAGGCGTCCTGCGCGCGGTTGCTGTAGAAAACGAAGCTGATGTTCTTCTCGGTGCCTTCGAGCGACATCGAGGGGGTCAGCACCGCCTGTGTGTCCCATGTGTAGCTGTCCCATGCCGCGCTGTCCCAGTAGCCGCCCGCGCCGTTCATCGTGGTAGCCGGTGCCCCCGCCGAAGGCTGCACATCGGGCGAGCCATAGCCGAGGTCATAGCCGATCTGCACCTGCGCATAGGTCGCCACCACCACCTCGAACACCGCGCGCCGCATGCGCTTCCTGAGCAGCGGCGATTGCAGGCTGTTGAAGTGCATGCGCAACCACGCCTCGATGGGCTGGCCGTCAAAGCTGGTGCCGGTGCTGTCCTGATACACGTAGCCGTCGTCCGAACCGAAGTAAGTCACTTCGCGGCCGGTGGACAGTTCAGCGGTTACGATGCAGCGCACCGCGCGCCCGTAGTTCAGCGGCAGCAGGCCCGATACCTTGTCGCCGGTCAGCCCCACCGCGATGGCCGAGCCGTCCGAGAAGAACACCCGGTACTGGTTCTTGTTGCGCAGCGTGGTCGAGGCCGTTTCAAGCCCGCGCTTGGCCGTCATCAGCGGCTGGATCTGGTGGCTGATCGAGGCGTAGTCGAAATCGCCGTAGTCAAGCGTCGTGGTCAGCGCCTGGATGCCGCGCGCGGTCACGCCGTAGATATCGTTGCTGACCGGCTGTGCGGTGAAGGCCGAGAAGCCCATGTCCCACTTGGAAGTGACCAGCTTGAACGACGCCGAGGATGCCCCGTACAGGATGAAGGCTTTGCCCTTGGTGAAGATCGCCAGCGACGAATCGCCCACCGACGAACCGGCAGCAGGCATGAAGCCCGTCACCGGGTCGCCCACCGCGATTTCGTTCGCACCCAGCACCACCGTCCACGCATACGGGTTGCCCAGCGCGGACAGTTGCACGCTGCCGAGGAAGGCGTAGATCAGGTAGTTCTTGTGCCCGACCACATGGCTTGGCGTATCAACCGCCATCCCGGTATGGATCGGGATGTAGTTGGTGCCGTCGAACTCGAAGCCGGGGTTCACGCCGTCCACGCCGTACATTTTCTTGGTCGCGGTCGAGCCGGTGAAGTTGATGTTGGCGAACTCCATCTTGCCGCCCGGTGCGCGCGTGATCTGGCCTGATGCCACCGATACCGTCGCCTTCTGCGTGCTGCCGGTGAAGATGCCGCCACCGACGAGGAAGCCGGGGCCGGTGGGCGCGGTCACGATCAGCGACCCTGCGCCCGCGCTGGTCCACGTCCCGGTGCGCAGCAGCGCCGCCACCACGGTACAGGTCGAGGTCGCTGCGGTGCCGAGGTTGGCGATTACGTCGCCCGCGTTGATTTGCGCCGTAGCCCCACTGAACTGGATTTCCCAGCCGAAGCTGACCGCCTGCCAGCCCGACGCCGTGGCCTTGTACATCAGCCCGGCCGTGCCGCCCGCGTTGTCGCGGAACGCATACACGATGTCGTTGTAGACCCACACGCCCCGGATCGGCCCCGACCCCGGCACCTGCCCGATGTCGGCGCGCAGGTCGTTGGCCGCGAGCAGCAGGTAGTCAGCATGGTCCGACAGCGCGGCGGCGGCGTTCTGCGTCACCGCGCCGCTCAGGGTAGCCACCGTTCCCGAGCTGGTCAGGTTCTCGCCCGCCGTGAAGGTGCCGGACGCGCGCCCGAGCACGAATCCGGTGGGCAGTATCGCCAGCACCTTGCCGCTCGCGCCGGAACTGGCCCCGGTCACGGTATAGCCCACCGCCACCATGCCGCTGATGGCGCAAGGCGCAATCCAGTACGGCGCGGCAGACGGCGAGGCATGGCCGTCGAAGCGTTCGTAGCCGTCAATCCGCCGATAGCCGCCGCTGATTTCCGGCTCGTAGTTCTGCGCGTCCGACACCCGGCCCGGTGGCACGGAAATGGCGGGCGACATCAAATCGAGGCCACCGGCCAGCGCATAGTGCTTCTGGTCGGTCGGTGCGAATTTGACCGTCATGCGAGGCTCGCGCCGTAGCCGATGGTGGGCGTCTGGTCGATGATGAGCCGCGCCAGCATGCGCTTGTACTCGCCTTCGCCCCGGCTGTACACCTCCGGCGCGTTCTCGTAGGCACCGTACGACATCATGGCCTTGTACACAATCGCCATGTGGAACTGCGGCGGCATGCGCGGGATGTCGATGTCGTTGGCGAACTCCTGCGGCTGGGCGAACACTTCGCCGTCGATGATGAACGGCTCGTTCGGGATCGGGCCGACAAGGAAGTTCTTCTGCGGGTCCACGCTACACAGCACCGGGCGCGCTTGCTGGCTACGGTTCGCGCCGAACAGGTACAGGTTGCGGAACTGGTCGTAAGGCAGGAACGGCAAAATCTGCTCGTTGCCCACGCCCAGCGCCACGGAGTAGGCGCGGAAGCTGTCCTTCTTGTAGCCCGCCAGCATCGGCTCGCCCACTTGGGCCGGGGTGTAGCTGCCGCCGAGGTCGGGCGTAACCTGAAAGCTCACCGCATCGCGCATGAACAGCCAGTCCTGCCGCTGCGACTGGATATCCACCCATGCCTGCTGCGCCCAGCCCACGAGGCGGTTGATCTCGGCCACCTGCCCGATGGTCGTGATCGGGTTGGCACCGGATACCCCGCATTCCTGGCGCAGTTGCTGCACCAGTTGCAGGAAGGTTTTGCCAGACTGCGAAGCCGTGGCTTGTACGACTAGGGTCATGTCAGCCTTTCGTGCGCTGGGTGGCGCTGGGGATGGTGGGGGTGGTTGGTCATGAGTGCCTTTATGCGTACAGCGGGAAGGTGCCGTTCATGTAGATCGAACCGGATACCGGTACAGCGGGTGTCGCTGCGGCCCTTGAGGTGCCGTCCACTGAATACACGGTAAATTCATCGCCCTGCCCGGTAATCAGAGCGCCAATCTGTGCGCCAGCTGCGCCAAATCCGCTCGCGAGCACTGCGGCGACGGGGTTGCCGATCGTGGCCGATGTGATCGCCTTGACTGGCAGCGGGGTAACGTACATGTTGCCGGTGCCGGTATGCCCGGACCATGACAGCGAGATTGAATACGACGCCACACCGTTGTCGATGCTCATCATCGCTTTCTGGACCGAATAGGCTGCTGCCCCGGCGCTAGTCCTGCCAAAAACGCCCGGGGTAAAGGACAGCGTTTTAGCCCCGCGCATCACCTTGAAATAAAACCACTGGTTGAAGTTGGTCAGCAGAGCGGTAACGCCGCGCCCCAAGGATATCGAGGACACTTGCGTGGCAGGAAGCGACAGCATGTTCATGCTGCTTCCCGAAATGGTGCCGAGCACATCGCAGTCGATGTCGAGATTGTCCCATGTGCGGGCAGTCGTACCAAGGTTCGCCCCCGAGGTGTTTTCATGCCCGAACCCAAACACGTTCGTTGCCCCGACGCTCGCATCTTTCCCGGTGACGTTCAGGTTGTCGAGTGTCACGCGGGCGCGCACGTTGCCGATTGACCCGGCAGCTTCGTTCTGTTGGTGGTAGAAATAGACGATGTTGCTGTGCGCCTCGCAGCCCGTGACCTTGACGCGCACATCAATGTCCTGGACGTTGCCAGTGGTCTGCCCTTCGCAGGCGATTTCAACAAAGGCGTTCGACCCGACAAAGCCGGATGAGCACTCCAGCGTCAGGTCGAAGTTCCCCTTCTTGTGGCCGTAGGTAACAACCCCGCGCCGCACATCGCGGCAGACCAGCTTGGCATCAGTATCGACTGCGCCATACACGCTGGAGAAGCCATAAAAAATGCGTTCGCACACGCCCGTTACCTTGACGTTTCGCATGGCATAGAAAACCGGGCTGACTGCGCCAAGCTGGGTCGTGGCGTCCACCGTCACAAAGCCCGCGCAGTCGCGCGCGGCTCCGTTGATCGTGACGTTGCCACAGGGCGCATCTGCCGTGAACGGGGCGCTGGCGAACAGCAGGAAGCCATAGGTGCCATTAGCCGAACTGGAAGTTCCGCCCGTCGATCCGATCAGGTAGCCCGGCTGCGAAAACTCCAGCCCGTCCGACGAAAAGCCGAGCGGATTCTTGACTGCGAACGCGCTGGCGCGGCCCGCGGTGCAGGTGCAGTGGATTTGCGCGCCGTTGCCGATGAGTCGCATGCCTACCGGGCTGTCGATCAGAACGGCCCACGTTGCCGACGCGACGGTGCCGAGGTCATAGGTAAGGTTGCCGAAGTCGAGCGTGCCGCCAACTTTGCAGGCATTGACCGCTGCTTGCACGATGGTGCGATCATTGCCCGCGCCGATTACGCCGAACCATGACACCCGAGCATTGCCCGAGAATTGCCGCTTCCAGCGCACGCTGCCCGCTGTGACGATGACCGTGCCGCCATTATCGGCGGTCGTGGTGTCGTGATCGTCGCGCACGAACAGCCCCGCAATCCCCGATGGCGCAGCCGCCCCAAGGTAACCCGTTACATACACGCTCTTGCGCGCCCCCGCATACGCCCGCAGCGCCGTATAGTCTGCCAGTTGCAGGGCCGAGAGGTCGGCGGCGTTGGCGGTGATGTTGCCGGTGTTCGCGTTGATCGCCGCCGCGTTGGCATCAATCTTGGCCTGCACGGTCGAACCGTCCGAGGTGCCTACCGTCGCCGCCCCGCCCGCTGCCGCCAGTTGCGCCAGCGTGGCAGGCAGTGCATCTGCCGGGTCGTACAGGGAGAAATCAGTAACGCCTCCCGCCGTGAAGCCGACACCCGATGCGCTCCACGAATAGCGCCCATTGGCAGCATAAAAGGAGAAGTTCGACAGCGCATCGGTCATCAGCGGGTTGGCCATCGGCTTCGTTACGTCATTGGCCGAGTAAAGCTGCGCCAGCGCCCCGGTGCTATCCGTGACCGCCACCGTGGCGAATGCAAACGCATTGCCGCGCGAATCCGCGATGTTCGAACTGTACTTTTGCATGGGTTCTCCTTGTATGCTGCCGGGTTGGTGTTAGGCCGCTTCCATGCGCACCGCACGCAGCCATGCATTGCCCTTGGGCGTGTCGGTCAGCACCTGGAACGGGTAGGTCAGGGCGGTTGCGCCGATCAGCTGGTTGCCCGATTCCGGGTTGCCCATGTCGCGGGTCGGCTGCTTGTATTTGGTTTCCTTGCAGCGCGCCAGCACTTCGACGTACTTGCGCTTCACGCGCACCGGCACGCCGCGCAGGATCGGCATGCTGGTGCCGTTCACGTTCAGCAGCACATGCGGCGGCTGGTTCTCGTCGGTGGTCTCGGCAATCTCGATCTCGACTACCTCGTTCATGAACGCTTCTTCGGAAATCGTCTTGTCGGCGTTGCCCATTTCGAGGTTCAGGACCGGCTCGACTTCCTGATCGTGGAACACTTCCACTTGTTCTGCCGGGGTGGTGCCGCCGATGGTGTCTTTGCGTGCCATGTTGTTTTCTCGCTTTGTGTGGTGGGAATGAAAAAGGGCACCTTGTTATAGGTGCCCTTCGGGTACTACCGGACTACAGTGACGTTACGCAGTCACGGGCGGGGTGGCAGGCAGCACGCCCACGTTCACCGGGGTGTCGATGGTGATGCCGGTCGCGTTCCAGTTGCCAGTGCCGAAGGCCCACGTAGCGGCTGTGGCCGAGGTCAGTTTGATGACGGCATACGCGAACACGGTCATGGTGTCCGGCACCTGCGGCAGTTGCAGGACGGTCGAGTTGGGCGAGGTGTCGCTGTAGTTCGCCACCGGGCCTTGCACGACACGGGTGTTGCCGGCAGCATCGAGGCCGAACGCGAACACGCAGGCCGAGCCGGTGTAGATCGTGGTCAGGCCAGCCGGAGCCTGTTGCGCGACCAGCAGGCGGAATGCTGCGCCAGTGGCAAAGTCGGTGGTCGGGGTTGCGCCGCCACTGATGGCCGTCTTGGTGTAGGCCTTACCCTGCACCAGATAGTCAATCGACTTGCCGGTGCTGATGGTGGTGGCAGCGCCCGACAGGCCGGTGAGACCGGCATTGCCGAGGGTGATGTTGCCGCCAGCGAGTGCGCCAGTGATGTTTTGCATAATGGTGTTCCTTTACGGTTGGGTATTGATGGTCACGGCCGTGGCGGTGGTGGTCGCGGCAGCGGTGGTGCCCGCGCCGGTCGTCACGCCGCCGTGCGTGTGGTTGTTGAAGTCGGTGCGCAACTGGTTGAACTGCGCGCCAAGCGCCGCCAGATCGCTCTGGATCGACAGCATCAACTTGACCGCATCGTGGCTGTTGAACAGGGGCGCTTTCGCGCGGGCGAGGACGGATTCAGTCATGGCTGGCCCCCGTTACAGGTTCGAAGCGCAGACTTCGAGGCGCACCATGAACGACTCGTTCAGGCGCACCGCGTTGAACCAGGTCGAGGCGCCCACGTAGCCGAACATGCCCAGCGGGTTGGCGTGGTTGATGTCGCTCGGCTTGAGCACGGTCGGGGTGATCGCGCTCATGCCTTTCAGTGCGATTTGGCCCCATGCCGATTCAGCCACGATCAGCATCGGGTACACGTCGGCGTTGCTGCCGCCCACGGACACCATGCCGTTCAGGGTCGCGGAACCAGCACCGTAGAACGGGGTCAGCAGCGGCGAGGTGATGAAGCGGTAGCCTTCCATCGCGCCGATCTCGCGGTCGTGGATCGGCTTGAAGCTGCCGTAGTCCTCGACGCGGGTGAAGCCCGGCAGGTTGCGGCAGTCCGATTCGAGGTCGGTGTGGACAAACACGATGAACGCCGGCTGCACCGACTTGGTGCCGAAGTTCACGGACGGCGACAGGCGCTGGGTGACGCGCTTGGCACGGTTCGATTCCAGCACGCGGCCGCACTTGCGCAGCGCATTTTGCGTGACGGTGGTGTTCACCGACGAGCGCGAGGAACCGTTGGCGTATACCACCTGCGTACCGGCTTTCAGCACGCCGTAGCGAACCAGCTCCAGCACTTCGCCCATCGTCTCGCCCACCAGCTTGACCATTTCGTCGCTCACCTTGTCCTGGTACATCAGGTCGGTCTTGCTGGTCAGCTTGAACAGGATGCCGAAGTTCTGCAGCGTCACGCTCACGTCCTGGAAGCTGATCGTGTTGGCGTTCGGGGTCACGCCTTCCTGCAGGACGAAGTTGTTGGCGTTGATCTGCGGGGTGCCGATGTACTGGCCGTTACCGATGCCCGAGCCCACGGTCGATGCGCCGAACGGCAGGGTGCGGCGGAACACGGTGGTATCGGTCGAGTTCTTCGGCTGCTCCTTCTGGTCGCCAAAGTCGCCCAAGGTGATGATCGGCTGGGCGTGCGAGAGCATGCCTTGGGCCGCGAGGATCAGGTTGCGGCTGCTGATGGTGCCGTATTGTTGTTGGCTCATGTGTTACTCCTTCAGGATTGATTGATGGGTTAGCCCCGGAACCGCTTTTCGGTGCGCGCGGCCTCGTAGTCCCACAGCTCCTGCGGCGTCATGTCTGCCGGGTCTTTGCTGCGGGGTGCTCGCTGGCCACGCGGGACACCAGCGGCGGCGTCCAGCTTTGCGCTACGTTGTTGCAGGATTTGCTGTGCGGGATTGGCTTGCTTGGACTTGACGAACAGGCGCAGCATCTTGGCCGCGTCGGTCAGCTTGGCCGACTCGCCCAGCGCCTGAATGTCGGCCGGCTGGCCCTGCATCCATTTGTTGAAGTCGTCGGTTTTCACTTCCGCGCGCCAGTCGCCGTCCACGATGCCGTCCAGATGGGCGTCCACCGCTTCGGTGCGCACGGTTGCCGTTTCCTTGGCCACGAGTTCGGCCACGATCTTGTCAATCGCTGCCGGGTCGAGGGCTGCCGGTGGCTGGCCCGGATCGGCCAGCGCGGCACCATCAGGGCTTGGCGGTGCATCCTTCGCGGCTGCCATCGCCGCATTGGCGGCATTGAGCATTTCGCGCAGTTGCTTCTGCCCGTCATTGAGCCCGCCGATGTGGCCGGATGCGTTGCGCAGTTGCCCTTCGAGCTTGCTGATCTTCTCGGCCAGTTCCGCAATCGGGTCGGGCTTCGCTTCGGCGGCAGCAGGGGCTGCGGTCGGCGCGGGCGTCGGCTCGGTGTTGGTGGCGTCGGTGTTCAGCGGTTCGGTGGCGGCAGGTTCTGCGGGGGCAGGCGCGGGCGTGGGTTCCGGTTCAGCAGCAAGCGGCACGGATGCGGCCTGCAAATCCCCTTCTTCACGGCTCGATGCCAGTTCGTCCCACAGTTTCTGGTCTGCGTCGTTTGACAAGTCCAATTTGCTTCTCCCTAGTTACTACAGCGGCTTGCGCCGCAAAGCTGTCAACCGGGGCTAGGCCGGGTCAACGTTCCTTGCCAGGGCTTCCAGCTTCTTGGGAAGCGCCAGCAATTCCTTGAATGCGGAGATACGCCCCCGCGATACATTCGTTTGGTCGATGTTGGCTTTCGGGTCTTCGAGGCGGGCGCGCTCGTTGACGAGGCATGCCTCTATCTCGGCTTTAACCCGATGCCATGTTTCGTCGTTCAGTTGGGCCATGCCGGGGTCAGAAGCCTTCCCACACGATCAGGCTTGAACCCGTTGCGGCAGCGATGCACTGGAACGTGTTGGCCGGTGCGCCATTCGGGAACTCATGCTTGTTCGCGCCAGCAGCCGGATAGACGAAGCCCTGCCCGACCACTGCAGCAGTCGATCCCACCGACACGGTTACGTCAGCGGTGCCGACAACCATCCACGCCAGATAGCGCCGCGCGCCGTTGGCTGCTATGGCCTGTGCCGACGATGCGGTAACGGGGACGATGGTCTGCGTGATCGAATACGGGGTAGTGGCCATGCGTCAGGCTCCTTGTGCTGGTTGTACGGGTTGCGCTGCTGCTGCGGTATCGACGGCATGCTTGTGCACGTCCACCGCCAGCGTGGCGTGGTGCTGGCTCTGCTCCAGTTGCGCACTGGCGGCGGCAAGCTGGCGCTTGGTCTGCTCCTGAATCGCCGTCTTGGCGAGGTCGGCGCGGATTTGTTCGAGCGACAGCTTGTTCTGGTTGGCGTACTTAATCATTTCCAGTTGCAGCTCGTCCTGCCGCTCCTGACGCCGCGCTTCGGCGTTCTGCGTCTCGATTTCGCGCATCTTCTCGGCGTAGGCCAGTTCGCCCTGCACCTTGGCGTCGGCGGCTTCCTTGACCGCCCCGGCGCGCACCTGCGCCACTTGAAGCTGCGCATTGGCGCGGATCTGTTCCGGCGTGGCCTGCGGAGGTTGTGCCCCGGCTGCGGCAATCTCGGCGTCCGTCTTCATCACGGAATCCGGGTCGATGCGCTGTGCCTTCAAGACTTCCTTGAACCAGTTCTCCCAGTTCACCATCGGGGCGATCAGGCCATTGCCCGAGAACTGCCCAAGCTGGATCAGGGCTTGGCTCTGGATGTCGCGCACCAAGAGCGCGGAGGTGCCGCGCGCATCCACCTGGAAGTCGCCCTTGATCGCGTCGTCGTCCGCGTAGCACATATTCCAGTCGTAGTACCGGCGAATGTGCGGGCGAGTCAGCGAGTCATCGAAGCCCTTTACCTGCCGCGTGAGCACCACGTTCGAGGTGTTCTGCAACATAATCATGCCGCCCAGCGTTTCAGGCGCGTTGCCCTTCTCGCCCTGCATCAGTTCCGGCGTGCTGCTCTCCATGTCCATGAACTTCATGGTCATGTCGATGACCTTCAGCAGTTCTTCGCCGTTGTTCTCCACGTCGAAGGTGGCGAACGCCTTTTCAGCTTCCGCCATCGGGTCCGTCAGATACCACAGCTTGCGGCCCGTGATTTCGTTGCGCCCGTCCACCGGCACCACCTTGGTCGGGTCGAACACCACTTGCGGCCCGACCGACAGCGCCGCGTTATCCATCAACTGGCGCCATGCGGCATTGAGCACGCGCTGCTGGCTCTTGAGCAGGTGCGGCACGCCATAGCCCCAGCACGAATCGTCGGCGCGCTCCCACACCACGAAGTCGAACGGCAGGTCGCCTGTATCGAGCGGGTTCAAAAAGCCCTTGATGACATGGCGGTTCACCACGATCACGCAGCCCGATACCAGACCGGTTGCGCCATCCTCGATCTTCACGCCGGCCGCGCGCAGGTCGTCGGGGGTGAACTCGCCCCAGTACTCCCACGCCTCGAACGACTCGTCGCGGGTCGCGCCGCCTTCGCGCCGCCGCTGCGCATCATGCTCATTCTCGGTGGCCTTGGTCTGCGGGCCTTCTTCGAGCACCAGCGAAATGTTCTCGGCAATGTAGCCCGGCTGCTTGGCCAGGTCGCGCAACTGCTTGCTGGTCAAGCCCTTTTTCTGGAACAGGCCGATGCCGTTATGGACGTTCTCGCCGCATGCAGGGTCGGGGTAGATATCCCACGGGCTGACACGCTCGGAAGCGGGCTGCTTTTCCTCGACAATCTCCAGCGCCCACACGGGCGGGTTCGAGTCCGGCACCTTGCGCCATGCCTTGCGCACCCGGTTGACCACAATCGGGCCTTTCAGCACGCCCGTGCCCAGCACCGCCGCATCGTGCAGCACCATGCGCAACTGGCCGTTGTAGTCGCACTCGGTCAGTTGGTCGTCAATGTGGTCCTGCATCGCACTGGCGCGCTGTTTGGCTTCTTCCAGCACCGCCGTAGCCGAAGCGACCGCCTGCGCGCCCGGAGTCAGTTGCGGCAATGCCTGCCCCGGCGCTGCCGTCATCGGCGGCTGGCCCGGCGCTGCTTGGGCTGGCTGCGGCTGTTGCGGCGCGCTCTGCGCCTGCACTGCGGCCAGCGCCTGCTGCTTGGCTTCCTCGTTGGCCTGCTTGACCAGCTTCGGATCGGGCGTCGGCTTGATGCCCCAGTTGCGGTCGTCGGTCGGCAGCAGCATGTTGGCCAGCCGCGCTTCTGCCGTATTCGTCTTCGGGCGCGTGATGTTGACGAACACGCGCGAGCGGGTCGGCTTCTGGCCTGCCTCGGTGCTCGGGAAGCCGCCTGCGGCCACCGTGTCCATCATCGAGGTTCCGCCGTCGCGGTTGGCCGAGTCGCGCCCGTTGTACTGGTCGGTGTCCTCGGTCCAGCGCTTCTCGACGCCGCCCGCCGCACGTGCCGCCACCCATTCATCGCGGCGCTTGGCAAGCGACGCACCCAACAGCTCCAGGCGCTCGGGCGCGATTTCCGTCATTTCGCCATCGGTCAGCGGATCGACGCCAAGCGGTTCGCCGGCATCCTCAATCGCTGCGTCGTCGTAGATGCTCATGCGCCGCCAATCCCGTCTTGAATGGGTTTCGTCATCAGGTTGTGCTCCATGTGTTTAGTAGCTAATCCCGGCGCGCGGGAAATACCAATCCATATTCGTGTTCATCTTTTTGTTATTCCACTTGGCCGGAACGACCTGAAAGTTGTATGCGTTATGAAGGCCGGATGCCTTCCGATGATTTATCGGAACGACGTGGTCAAGTTCCCACTTTCCGTGATCCATTTCCCCTCGCATTACACATAAGCGCCGCGCCTCACAGAATGCGAAATCATCTAGCTCGTTATCCCATACGGGATGATTTAACAGTGCTACCCGGCGCTTGTGGGCATACTTCACAGATGCAATCCGACGATTTGTCTTGTCGGGGTTGGGGCCGAGACCATTTGGCCGGCGCCTCAATCCCCTTGCGCGTCTCTCTGCGCCCTGCCCTTTGGAATATTCTTCGGCGCGAACGCCAGGATTCCTCTCACGCCATTCCGCGATGTATTCGACAACGCATTTCTTGCACTTATTGATGCGCCCATCTTTCATCTGCGCGTGTTTGTGAAACTGCTCCGCTGGCTTTTCGATACCGCATCTAATACATTTCTTCACGCTCACCACCCTGCAACACTATCTAACGGGTTACTCATAATTGGCTTGGGTGGCACGAAGACTTTCTGCGCGCTCACCGGCACGGCAAAGGTCAGCATCAGCGAATCGGCGCGGTCGGGCGACTTGATGCCGCGCTTCTTGGCGTCGGCCTTTGCCTCGATCAGCCTCAGATTTGCCTTGAACTTGTATTTCAGCGCGGTCAGGTCGGTTTTCAGTTCCGGGTTGTTGGGCAGCGACACCGGCCCGTTTCTCAGCCAGTCAAGGCCATTCGCCCACATCTGCGCGCGCAGGTTGTAGTTCTCGCCGTCATCCACGATCAGGGACGAATTCACATCCACCACGATTGAGGCCGCGATAATCTGGCCCATGCCGTTGCGCGAATCCGGGTAAAACATGCGCAGCCGGTCGGCCACGCCCGAGCCCACGCCGATGGTGTCCACCGCGATTTGCTCGACGCGCTGGCCTGCCGCCTTGAATGCGTCCACTTCGTTCTTGACCTTCTGCGCCAGCGCCATCGTGTCCAGCCCGGAGAACACGCGCTGCCACAGCACCACCCGGCCACGGCGCGCGGTAATCGCGCTCTTGTCGTCGCCAAAGCGCGCCACGTCCACGCCCAGTTGCAGCGGCCCGACTGCTTCCACATCGGCCGGCCCAAGCCGCATCGCTGCTTCCACCAGCACGCCGGGGATGAACGCATCGCCCATCGAGGCCGAATAGTCGATGTCGATTTCCTGCGCCACGATTACCGGGTCATCAATCTTCTCGACCTGCGCCTTGTACCAGTCATCGCCCTTCCTCGGGTCGTCGCGCCAGTTGAAGGTGAACACCTTCATCTTGCCGCCGTGGCGCTTGCGGTGGAACGGGTTGCCGGGTCCGTTCGGCGTGCTCACGCTCAGCTTGCAGTTGGCCGTTTGCGACAGTGCCGCGTCAATCGCTTCCGGGTGCTCCAGGAACGCAGCTTCATCCAGAAAGTACAGCGAGGCCCGGTTGCCGCGCCCGATGTTGCTGCCAGCCTCACCGATGATCGCGCTGCCGTTCTCCGGGTTGGTGATCTTCATGTAGGGCGCATGCTTCTTCTCGTCCCACCCTGCCGGACGGAACTCCACCGGCAGCAGGGCGATGAACTGGCGCACCTTCCAGAACAGCGACTTTGGGTCGCCAATCTTGTCGACGTACTCTTCCTTGCGCGAGCCGAAGCCCACGACCGTCCCGGCATGGAACAGCCACATCCATACCGCGAACGCCACGCATAGCCAGCTCACACCCATGTCGCGCGACTTCTCGGCTAAGCCATCCTCTCGCCCCAGCCAGCGCGCCCGGCACCATTCGATGAACTCGGACTGCTTCGGGAACAGCAGGAACGGCACCACGGACGGCAGGCCAATTTCGACGTTACGCGGGTCGAACGTCATGCCCCAATCGTCTATGAAGGCAACCGGGTTATCCTTGTAGTACGCCTTCACCCCTTCCAGCAGTTCGGGATTCGCGCGCAGGTTTTGCAGCTTGCGCATGCGCTCCTGATAGACATGGGCGTAATCCGGTGCCCGGAAGTCGAACCCCTCCGGGATCATTGCCCCAGCATCCGCTTGTAGGCTTCGTCCGGTGCCACATCAGCACCAGTCTCCTGTTCTTGCGGCTTGCCAGATTCCGGCGCCCCGACAATGCCGTAAGCCTCCCGCTCCAGCGCGATCAGCGTTTTCAAGGTGTCGGCCAGCTTCTTCATGCTGTCGATCCGCCCAACGCTGGAAATCACCTTGCGGTAAATGTCGTTGCGTGCATCGCGGCCCTTGTCGTCCTCGGCACGCAGCATTTCGCCTAGTTCCTCGAACAATGCCGGGTCGCCGGTTTCCGCCTCCAACTCCGACAGCAGCGCCATCGCCAGGCGACGGAAGCGCCGGATATCGTCCCGGTGCCCCATGCGTACATTGGCAATAACCTGCGCCGATGCCTCGACAACCTGACGCTCGGTTTCCACTTTTTCAGTGGCAACCATCGCGGAAACCTCACGCTTGGCAACCATCGCGTCGGCCCGTGCTTTCACCTTGGCGTTCAGGTCACGGTCCCAGCCCTCGGCCTTGGCACGCTTGTTGATCGCGGTATGCGACAGGCCATGCTTTGCGCCGATCTCGCGCACCGACAGCACGCCGGCGCGGAAATCAATCTCAATGCGCTCCCAGTCGGAAGTCTTGCGGTCTACCTTTTGCTTTTCCCCGTCCTGCGCAGCCTTTCCGGCTTGCTTGTTATTGGTGGGCATGTGGTTATCCTTGGGTGGCTTTACGCGTGCCGGGCGTTATGGCACACGGCACGCTGCGACTTCACATCGCGCCCCGTTTGGCGTCGGTCTTCTTGGCGAGCTGGTTCCAGACCGCTTGCGGGTCGGAGCCGTCAGCCGGTTCCTGGCTGTCCTCGCCCGCTTCCTCTTGCAGCATCTGGCCGGCGATTTTCAGCGCGTCTTCGAGGCTTTGGGCGGTTTGCGGGCCGCTGTCGTCGCCGCCCGGCGCAGGTGCGCTGCCTTGGGCTGCATCATCTTGGTCGTCGTCGCTGTCCTGTGCGTACACGGAGTACGTACCGTCAGGCTGGGCCGCGATGCAGACCACGAACTGCTCTTGCGATTCGTCGGCAGGCGCGGCGCTCGGGTCGCTGGCAGGCGCTTGTGCGGCCGGGTCCATCGGTGCGGTCGGCGCGGTCATTGTGCTTGCTCCGGTGCGGCGGCGATGGCGGCGGCTTCTGCCGGGACTTCGACGGTGGTGGCAGCATCCTGCTCGGCGGGCGATTGCAGCGGCAGCGGGGTTACGCCGGTTGCGCTCGAACCATCGGTGTAGCCCACGGTCGTGACGGCCAGCTCGGGCGTGAACAGTTCTTCGACCGCATCCACGGCTTCGCCCACGACATGCTCGACCCAATGGGCGGCGTTTTCGATGTTAGCCAGGAAGTGCGCGGCATCCACGCCTTCCACGATTTGCTCGGTGATCTTGTTAATCAGGTTTGCCATGTGCGGCTCCATAAAAAAAGCCCCCGGCCTTACGGTCAGGGGCAAAGGTTCGCCACCACAAGGGCGAACGGGGAGAAACGGGGTTAATCTGGAGTGCTATCGGGCTCGGGCAGTTGCTGCAATGCCTCGTCCAGTTCCTTTTGCATGGCACGGCGCAGCTCGGCGCGCGTCGGCGGGCGCTTTTTCGGCGCTTTCTCGGGCGGCGGGTCGGGCTGTTCCATACGTTACTTTCGCAGCACCAGCTTGGCGGTCGCGGCGATCCCCATGCCGTGCAGGCCGTAGCCCTTGGCGCGCAGGATCGACAAGCCTTCTTCGGATTCGCGCAGTTGTTCGGCAAGCGCGGCCAGCATGGCGTCGTCCGCTATCTCTGCCACCGCATCCGGGCCGAGCACGGCGCGCACGATCAGGTCGCGGTAGTAGCGGGCTTCCATGCGGATACCTCGAAATAAAATGCCCCGCGTCCAGCATGTGCCGGGGCGGGGCTACCTTCAGGGGAGAAGGAAAAGAAACCGGATGTAGAAAAGCCCGCGATCCTTGCGGGGCGGGCTTGGGTGCCTCCGTGCTATCTGCGCGGTAGGCTTTGGGCGCAACTCGGCCCATTGGCAAGGATTTTGGACCAAGAATTACATGGTGTCAACTACTTTACGGGTGCTTGGCGGCAAGGCAAGGCGCAGCTCGTTTTCAGTGACTGGCCCCACTACTTCCGCGAGCCTGACGAACTCGGCCATATGGGCGCGCACATGGTCGCGCGAGCTGTTCAGCCAGTCTATTGCGGCGGGGTACGTGGTGCGCGGGACGCTTGCCGCCTTCATCACGTTGACGAGCGCCAGCATGGACAGCTTTATGAGGTGTGATTTCTCCATGTCGTCCTCAGCACGCAATCCGGTTCTTCAGGATGCCGTGCAGCGCCTCCACCGCCTGCTCGAACTGGGCGTCGAAGTCGGCCCGCCATGCGCGCGCCTTTTGCAGCCCGTAGTGCAGCAGCACGGCTTCGCGCTGCAACACCGGCAGTTCGTACACGGCGGTATGCACGGCGCGCACGGTGCGCTTGTCGGCCTCGATTTCCATGTCCTCGACCGAATGGATGCGCGCGTCAGGGGCACCGATGCACTGGCGCGGGTAGTCGCGCGTTATGTTGCTGTCTTGTAGCATCCACTCGGCCCAGTGGTCCAGCCAGCCCTTGACGCGGGCCAGGTGCGCGCCGGTTGCAGGCGGCTGGGCGGGTACGACTGGTGCGCGGCGCAAGTTGCTGCCGTAGATTTCTGCCATGTTCATGCTTCTCCCCTGTTGAAACTTTTCAGCCTGTGCCGCGCTATTCCTCGACCTCGATCCCCTTGACGCCCGGCAGGATCGCTTCGCGCAAGTAGCGCAGGATCGAGCGCGCATTGCCCAGCGCCTCGTATTGCTTGGTGGTCACGCCCGGATAGCGCACCAGCCGCCCATCGTGGTAGCGCACGAACAGCGTGTTGTCGGCGTGGCCCACTTGCCGCACGCTGGAGGAATCGACGGTAATCAGGGGCGGGATTTGGGTCATGGGGTTGCGTCCACGGCAGTTTTCAGGGCGTCGTAACGGATAATGCAGGCTTGCAATCCGTCGAGGGCGGTGTTGCGGGTTGCCCGCACCCACTCAAGATCGCTTGCCACGCGGGGATCGAGAGTGGCGCTGCTTGCGCCGCTGCCCGAATCCACGGCTCCAGCGGTGGCGCTTGCAGCTTGTCCGCCCGCACCAGCTTGACTTGGGCCGGGGATGGCACGGATGAGCACCCGCTCGCGCTCAGTGCCAGCCAGCAAACGCTGCTGGCGGTCAGTAGAAATCGTTTTTTCATGGTCTACCTCGGCTTGAAGTTGGTCGACGCGGGCGCGCGCCGCATCCAGTTGGGCCTGCGCTTGCGCCACCAGCCGGTCCAGGCGCAGCCGTTCGGCCTCGGCCTGCGCGCTGCTGGCGGCGTCGAGCACATCGCGCCGGGATTTCTCCTGCGCCACGCCTTGTGCGAATACGCGGTGGTCGTGCCATGCGAGCGCTGCCCACAGGCCCAGCACCAGCGCGGCAATGCCGGCCAGTTTCGCGGCCCAGCTTGGAATGCCGTAGCGCAGCAGCAGGGCGGCGATCATTTGTGCGCCAGGTCGGCGGTCGTCTTGAAACGCAACAGCAGGTTGCCCACGATCAGCACCACCATCGCCTTCTGGAACAGGTCGGCGGGGATATAGGGCTGGAGCTGCGGGAAGCTGTCCTGCGCCAGCGGCAGCCCACCGATCAGCATGCCACACCAGACGTTGAAGTGGATGGTCCACGAGCGCCATGCGCCCTTGAGCTTGTCGATCATTGCCTGTCCTTTCATCCAACCACGAGATCGTCAGCAAACCCCATCGCCCACAGCCCGACGAACGCTAGCAGGTAGCAGGGCTTCCAGAGGAAAGACAGCAGCCAGCCGAGCGCCATCAGCGGCACGGCGAACCAGAAGGTCAGGGCGATGCGGATCACTTTGCGTATGGTCATGCGAGTTGTCCTCCTGCTTGGGTGTATGCCGCGCGCAAGTCGGCAAGGCGGTTTTCATGCTGGCCATAATTAGCACCGGGCAGCGAAGCCCAACGGCTCTTGCATAGGCTGATCGCCTCATCGAAGCGCCCGGCTTCCACGGCATCGAGCGCATGGCATTCACGGATAAGTTGGGTAGCCCACTTGTCTTGCGCAGCGGGGCCGAAGTCGGGCAGGTTCAGGCTTTGCTTGTAGGCCAGCCAGTAGCGGCCCATGAACTGGTAGCGCCCGGCCGCATCCGAATTCAGCGCATCGCAGCGCAGGCGCGGGTGCATCGCATACGAGCGGAACAGGATCGGGTGCTCAGGGGTCGATCCGACACAGACGTTGTAGCCGTTGTCCGACACCGACAGCAGGCGCGGCCCCAGCTCGGATGCGGCGATGGTGTCGAGGAATGCTTTCAGGTTGGGGGCCATGCCTACCTCGTCGGCAAGTGCTGCACCAGCCATGCCAGCCCGGCGCCAGCCGTCGAAGCGGCCCCACCCACCACCATCAGGGTGCGCCAGCCGCCGCGCGCCTCCGACAGGGTAATCAGCACTTGGTCGAGCTTGGCGGTCAGTTGCTGATTGCTCTCTTGCAGGTCGGCCATGCCCTGCGTCAGGTTGCCCACCTGCACTTCCAGTCGGGCAATGTTGATGCGCGCCGTTGCCAGCGCCTCGGCATGGGCCAGGTCGCTCATTGCCGGCATCCGGTCGGCTGGGTCGGGTGTTTGAACATGGCCTTGGCTTTCGGTCGCTGGTTAAAAAAAAGCCCCGTCGCACCGGGGAAAGGCGATGGGGCGCTGGAAAGACAACAGGGAGAGAGAGCATGCGCTAGATCAAATCTCCACACCGGACTATGTGATCTGGCGCACGGACAGGACCGATGCTATGTGCTCTATTACGAATTGTCAACCATTAGTGTTGCTTTTTGGTAGCTATTTGGGCGCTATCTTTCCTTGGGCGGCCGGGCGGGCGGCGGGTGGCGGTGATCTTGGCGGCGCGGATCGTCGGCTTCTTGTGTTCGTCCAGCTCTTGCCCGAGTGCATCCAGCAGCGCGTGGCGCGTGGCGTGGTCCGGCTCGGCCTTTGCTGCCTGCCACTGCTTGTACAGGCGCGCGCGGTAGAGGGTATCGGGCTTGAGCCCGGCTTGCGTTGCGGCAGCGCGACCGCTCAGCTTGTCCGATTCGGCCTGTTGCTCATCGCTGGCCATCAGTGCCAGGATTGCCGCGATCAGGCGCGTGCTGGGTCTTCCTGCCATACGATTCTCCCTTGATATTGTCGTTGGTCGTCTTCTGCGATGCGCAGCCATGCATGGGCGCGCGCCTGTTCTTGCTCGGTCAGGAACGGCAGTGCGCCATAGACCTGCTCGATGCGCATCCGTATGCCCAGCGCGCGGGTGCAGGCCGCATGCGGGTTCGGCGGGGGCAGCGGCATCAGCAGCAGTTCGAGCGAGCTGGTGCGGCTCATTTCCGGGTTGGCGGTCATGCGGTGCCCGCTTCGTTAAATTGGGCCTGATCGATGTTGTCCCCGTTTTCGTCTTCCCATTCGCACCAGTCTGGCTCGTCAACGTCTTCGCCCGGCCCATACTGCTGGAAGCACTCCAGCCCGCCCGCGTTGGCGTAATCCGGCTTGATCTTGTGCGCGAGTTGGAACAGATCATACTGCGCCAGCACGTCAAGGATTCTCTTGCCCTCGACCGGCGTTGCGACCGGCACATGAAACGGTGTTCCGGGGATTTGCGGAATCCACCATACGCGCAGGTCGCCTTGCTTGGGATTTGTTTTCATGGTTCTTCTCCTCGTTGTTGTTATCGCCCGGCCTTCGCCGGAACGATCAGGTGCCAACCCAGCTCTCGCCGGATTTGCTCGGGCGTCTTGGGTGGCGTGGTCGCCTTTTGGCGTGCCGCCATGAGTGCGCGGACTTGCTCTTTTTGAGGCTTGGTCGTCTGCGTCATGGCGAACCCCTTTCGTGGGTTACTGGTGCCTGTCGGTTATTAAATTACGGTAACTAATTGTGCGCCCATAGCGATACATAACGCAATGCGGGATGGGCAGGCTGGACCCGTGCGCGGCGGTCGAAGCCGGTGCGGCGCTCCGTTTTGCGGCGCTCGGTGCGCAGCAGGCGCGGGTCGCGCAGCGTTCCGAGCCAGCCTGGGGTGCGCCGCTCGGACGGCTGCGCCCCGTTGCGCAATTCGAGCTGGCGGCGGTCTGTGGCGTGGATGCGGCTCATGCCTGCCTCGCAATCGCCAGCGCAATCGCGCCGTGCAGCTTGGGGGCCATCTTGCGGTGGAGCGTGCGGCGCGCGCTGCTCACGCGCAGTTCGCCATCGGGGTAGGCCGTGACGTGGTAGACCATGGGATACGCGGGGCGCCTGACCGTGACCGCCCATTCCGTCCGGTCGGCGTGGCAGGCGGTTTGCCGAAGGGTGAGCTTCATCCTTGCCTCGCCATCATGTCGTCGGCGTAGGACCAGCGCCAAGCGAAGTAGCGTTCCTTGTCGTGCTCGACCTGCCATGCGTCCCGTTCGGCCACGGCGGCCACGTAGCGGCGGTGGTGGGCCAGCACTTCCAGGTCGACTTCGCCTTCGCTCTTGCGCCTCTTCTTGAGGTCGTCCCATTGCAGCATCCACGCCGTATACATGCTCGGGCGGGATTCGCTCAGCTCTTTGTCGTCGGGCAGCTTCGGGGCCGGGCGCAAGTCCTTGATCTGGAACCAGTCAGGGATTTCCTTCGGGGCGCGGGCCGCGAAGTAGGCGCGCAAAGTGAGCTTGTCGTCCATTACCAGTCCTTTCTGCGTTCAACGGGTTGGGCCTCGATGGCGGGGCCGGGGATGATCTGCGGCAGCGGGGCCGGGCGGTGCGGCATGCCGGCCAGTTCCAGCGCGCTTTGCGCTTCCGCCAGCAGGCGCGTGACTTCCGGCGCGTCCGCTTCTGCCGTGTGGATCTTGCCTTCGCGCGCCAACCGCAGCAGCCGGGTGACGGTCTGGTGCAGCGCGTCGTGGGCCAGGTCGCTCACGATCCACCCCCGGCCGCGTCATAGTCGGCTGGGCGCGGCCACTCGATCCCGTCGAGCAGCCGCAATGCCTTTTGAATGTGGCGCTGCGCGTCGAGCAGCTTGTAGCGCAACTGGTGCTGGTCGTGGTGCACGCCATAGCCGTTCGTGTTGATCGAGCCGCCGATGTCGGCAGCAGCCGCGCGCCACTCCTTCTCAGCGGCAGCGCAACCGCTGGCGGCGGCGCTGATCTTGTCCTTGGCGTCCTGTTGGGTGCTCATGCTGCACCAGCGGCGGTAAGGGCGGTGTCGATGCGCTTAACAAGTTCAGCCGGAAGATTGGAATGAATCGAAAACGGATGCGTGCCACCAACTTCGTGCCGGACTGCTTTCAGCGCGGCCACCAGTTGCTCGTGTGCATTGCAGGCGCGGGCAACAAATTCGGCCTGCTCTTCGGTGCGGAAGTCAGCCGCCCACTCGACCCCATCGTCGGTTACGACCACGCAATCATAGCGTTGCTCGAATTGCATTTTCTTCTTCTCCTGTTGTCTAGTTATGGGAACTGCTGTACTACCAAAGCCCCGTCATGCGGGGCGATGGGTGGTGCTGGGCGGGTGGTGTCAGGCGGCGAGGTTGGCGGCAAGCTGGCGGAAGACATGCGCTTCATCGGCGGCGATGTCGGCGCGGATTGCATCTGCCGTTTTGCTGCTAACGGTGTGGCGCGTGCCGCCGAACAGGACGACGGTGTTGCCGTTGACCGAGGCGATCAGCCCACCGGAAATGTTGTCGCCGAATGCGTCGCTGTAGCTCGATTTCATCCTCTACCCCTTGTCATCTATCGCCGTGCCCCATGCCCGGCTTCTACTGCCAAAGCCAGCTCTTGGCTGGCATGGGGTGGTGCTGGGTGCCCGCTGGCGGGCGGGCAGTTTAGGTTATGGATACGGGAGCAATTTCGACTTCGGGCATTCGGTTTTTGTACGCGTTTGCGCCCGCTCCACCATATGAATGTTTCGGGGAAAGCAACGCCATTGCGGCCCTTCTTGCGCCCGTTTCGCTGGAAGAAAAGCCGCTGTCGATGGCGGTCTTTCCACCGTCTACCGTAACCATGTATGCGTGCGAATAAGCGCGCTTGCTGCTTCGGGTAATCACTCGGCCATTTTTAAATTCTGCCCTGTAGTTATTCATTATTTTCTTCTCCCGTCCTTGCCGCGCCCCATGCGCTGCATCCATGAACGTAATATATGCCAAACTTCCATATACGTAAAGATGTATTTGATTTTCTTCAAATTGATACGGAACAGTGTTGTATTTGCGCAAAGAAAAGCGCCGCGCTCCTGCATGGATACGCGGCGCACGGGGCGAAAGATGGCGGTTCAGTCTTCGTTATCGCCGCGCCTGCGCCTCGGGTGGTCGGGCTCGCGCAGCTTGAGGGCGTTGCCGCGATTGCTCGGGGTCATCGGGTCGTATTTGCGCTCCAGGTCGAACGTCATGGTGGCCGGGTCGGGCCAGATAACTGTAGTCGCGCGCGGTTCTTGTGCAGTGCTGTGCTGTGTGGTGTCGTCTAGTTGTGCATCACGCTGGCCCAGCAGGCGCTCGGCGGTATGCAGCGCGGCTTTGAGGTTGTCGTTTTCGGTGCGCAGCGCGTCGAGTTCCAGATTCAGTTGTTCGCTCTCTTGCATGACTTTCCCCTAATTAGTGGCGTGAAATCGGGCGGTTGCAAAACTTCGTGCGTCACAAAGGCGCGGCTGGCCCGAAGATTGTTCAGTTGCAGCGGTCGTGATGCACGCAAGCCTCGGCCCCGACCTGCTCGCCCGCTTCGTCAATGGCTTGGCGCTCGGTTTCCTTCTTGCGATTGAAGCGGGCGTCGATCCACAGCAGCGCGGCCAGGATCAGCAGTGCCAGCGCGCACATCATCATCAGGCCAACGTCGAGGTCGTTGGGGTTCGGGGTTGGGTAGTTGGGCGCTGGGTAGTTGGGGGCCTGGTATTCGTGCATTGCTGTCTCCTTTGTTGTTATTGGGGTGCGCCCCTTGGGGTAGGGGCGCGGGTGTGCTACTTCACCGAATCCTGAACGTTCTTGACCACTTCGCGCAGCGCGGTAGCGGTGTACGGCTCGTCCTTGTCCGTCATCGCACCGCCCATCGTGAAAACATCAGCCACCAGCGAAACAGGCGTTACCACGGCCACACCAACAACTGCCTTCAGCAGTTCTCCGAACATGTTGCCTCCGTTCAAATGCCGCGCAACGCGGGGCGCGGCTGCCCCGTCAAACCTTGCTAGCCTGCTCAGGCGGGTAGGGGCGCGGGCCGGATTAGCCCTGTTCGTGCAGCTTTTGCTTGAGCGCGTAACCCATCAGTGGCCACAGCTTTTGCACCGCATTGCCGTAGGCGATCTTGCGGCCCAGCTCGGCGTCGAAGTTCTCCGGGCTGGCGCAGGCCGATTCGCCGGTCACGGTGAAGCCGTTGCGCAGCACCAGCACACAGAAGGTCAGGAGGCCGAGCGATTGCGGCACTTCCGGCTTGCCGATGGCGTGCTCGAACATTTCCTTTGCCTGCCCGGCGTGCAGGAGGTTGGTGCCGGTCGGCCACGTTTTGTTCTTGTTCCACTCGTCGTCCTTGCGGCCATCGAAGCTGATGCCGCAATCCGGGTAGAAGTCCTCGGGCAGCTTCCAGCCGAGAAAGCGGTCGACCATCTTGCCCACTGGCGGCGCGATGGCATCGGCGGCCGTGAAGTAGTGCACGCTGGCGATGTTCGCCTCGATGTCGGCGGGCGTCACGCGCGGCGCGGTCAGCCCCTTGGCTTGGATTTCCTGCTCGATTGCTTGGTCGTTCATGTGAGCCCCTCGTTTTGATGCTGCGGTTATGCGCTTGCGCGCGAATTAAAATTTTCGGGTATCCGGATTAGTGTGTGGAACCGGCATCTATTGGGCGGCTGGGTCTTGTGTAGAACGAGGAGGTAAGCCGATGTCTGTCAGCCATTTATCCATGCATGGCACACAGACCTTGTAGGTGCCCCAGTAATCGCCATCAACGAGAGCGCGCTCGTAGCGATAAACGTCACCACGGCCAATCGGATGCCCGTCTCCGTAGGGCCCAGCACCAAAAAAGCAGGGATGCTCCTTACGGGCCGTTACCAGGCGAACCGTCCTGCAGCTCACTTGGCCCTCATCGCCCTCGCATGGGTCGAACTGGATGTAGTCCGAATCGTTGAATTTGAGGGACTGACTTTCAACACGTTGTTCCGGTTTTTGCATTTCAGTATTCATGGTCGTTTCCACACGTTATTCCGGATAGCCAAATTTTCTACACTCTCAGCGCGCCGTGGCGGTCGAATTCCGCCAGCGCCTCTTGTGCTGCCCTTGCAATCGCCACGTTCGGCACCGTGCGCAGGTAGTCCATCGTGCGGCCCACGCCTTCGCGCAACACGCGCAATTCGTCGCCCGTCACCAGCAATTTGCCGTGCTGCTGGGCGCGCTCTTGGATCGCCGATACTGCTTCCACCATGTCTTGCGCCACCGGCAGGATGGGATGCCCGTCAGGCGCGATGCGGCGCGTCATGTCGGCATTCGATAGCAGGTCGTAGACGTGCTGCTCGCAAAAGTGAGGCTGGCCCAGCGCGAGGCTCGCCACGTAGCCGGGCAGCTCGAATTTGGCCTCGTTGCGCATCCCCAGCGGTAGGACGGTGGGCTTGGCGCGGTGGGGCTTGCGCGGGGCTTTTGACTTAGCCATCAGAATTCCTCGAGTTTCCATCCGCCGCCATCCTTCTTCGGCAGCGCCTGCACGGCCACGAAGCGCAGCGGGTACAGGTCGGCGGCAATCTTGATCTTGGCGCGCGCGTCGTCCTGCCAGAAGCCCTTCACTTCGTGCGCCTCAAGCGAGCCATCGGCCAGCATCACGGCGAAATCGGGCGTGTAGAACGTGTTATCTGCAAGCCGGAATTTCAGCCCCTCGAACTTGAACCAGACCACTTCGCCCGCCTGCTTGCGCTGCTCGAGCGTGGCGGCGTAGGCGGCTTCCGTCTTGTTCATGGTGCCGGTTTTCAGCCTGCCAAGCGCCTGCATTGCGGCTTTTCTGGCCGTTCCCGTTTGCGCGGGAACGGGGGCGCGCTTGGCCTCGTAGTCCGCTAGCCGCTCCGGCGTCCAGCGGATTGCGCCGCCCTTGCTCATGCCGCCACCTTGCCCGCAATGCCCTGCGGCTCTCGCATATAGGCATCATCCGCAACCTGCCCCAGCGTTACCGGAACGAATGCCGGGGCGCGTGCGAATTCCGCCTCGAACTGGCCGGGGCCGAAGTAGGCCGTTTTGCCGTCCTGCTCGCGCACGAACCAGCCGCCCGCCACCGGGGCATGTTGCGCAACGTACTCGCGCGCTACCGGCTGCAAAACGAAGGAACCTGGCGCTGCGCCTTCGAGGTACAGGTGCCAGATGCGGCTACCTTCTGCTGCGGGCGGCTCGATCTGGAAGATTTTCCCGGCCTGCACGCGGCGGGTGCAGACGTATTCGGGGAGCTGGTCGCGGTCAGGCTGGTTCGGTTTCATCTTGCGGTTCCTTTGCGGTTGTTTTAGCCGACAATCTTTTGAACCGCCATGTGCGCCAGCCACAGCTCGGGCGAAAACAGCTTTACCCACAGCCAGACGTTAAAAAGATTCAGCGCGGTGATGAATACGGTGGCACCGACCACCAGGCTGCCGATGAAGTGCGGGATACCCAGCGCAGGGAGATAATCGGTCACGTCCCGAAAGCCGCTCTTTTGTTTCTCGTGGAGGGCGCGTGCGGTAGTCCAATCCGCAGCGATTTTTCTGGAAACGAAAAATGCCACGAGCAGGAAAAACACGCAGGTCACAACGGTGCTGATGGCATCAATGCGCAGCGTCATCACCCCGATTTCGTATGCTTGCTTGGCGATTGGCGTTGCCGCTTCGATGAACTTTTTGGTGTATTCCACAATCTGGTCAATTTCAGGCGTGTTCATTTTTTTTCCTATTTCGTCGCGCACATCGGGGCGCGAATCCCGTCTTGCTATTCCGGTTTCAGTTCCATCAGCCTTGCCACCAGCGGGCGGCGAACTGCTATATCCTTGGCTCGGTTGTACAGAACACAAGATTCATCATCGAATCGCGCTGGTCGCTCGTAGCCTTCGCATTCACCGTTTCCATCCGATTCCAGAGCGGCTTTCGGGAAACGGGCGCAACTGGCGCAGGTCTGTTTGCGGGTCACAGCAGCGATTCCTGGACTTGCTTGACAGGCTCGGGCGCGAATAACTGCCCTTGCGCCACCGCCTGCTCGATGCGCTTCACCGCAATCTCGAAATAACGTTCATCGCGCTCAATTCCAATGAACTTGCGGCCAAGCTGGATTGCGGCTACGCCAGTGGTGCCAGAGCCCATGAAGGGGTCGAGAATCGTTTGCGCTGCCGCTCCCGCCTGCTCAATGCTCCACGCCATAACGCGCAGCGGCTTCTGTGTCGGGTGCCCTACGCGCTCTGGATTCGTGGAGGAAATCGAGCATGACAACTGCCGTGTGTTCTGGTCGATGTTCGTCCAGCCCATTTCAAAATGACCCATCGACGGCGGCGCGTCGGGCTTGTACCAAGTCAGCCACCCACGCGATGGCGGCAGCGAATAGTAATTACCGCCCCAAATGATCTGTACCGTACCGAGCGCGCGCAGCGCATCAATGTCGACCGCCAACTCATCATCCCAGCCGACCGCCACCATGCCAGCTTTACGCTGTCCTTTCGTGGGCTGCGCTGCGAAGCTGATGCCGAACGGCGGGTCGGTAATTACCGCATCAACGGGCTTAAGGATCGGCAGAACGTGCATGCAGTCGGAAAGGTACAGCGTTGCATCTCCAATAACGACCGGCTTCATGCCTTAGCTCCCATAATTGCCCCGCTCACGTTACGCCGCGCCTTGCCGCACTGGATCAGCTTCACATACGTGTCAGAAACGCCGTACTTCCTTCCAATGACGGTATAGGGCTCCCGCATCGCGCGGATTTCCAGCACCTGCACATCGGTGATCTTCAGGCGCGCTTTTCGCATGGGCTTAGCATCGCCAGCAGGCAACCCAGCCAACTCGCGCACTTTCCTGATGGTCCATTCGGTGCGATCCATGATGAGCACCATCATCCGGTAGCTGATCGGGTCTTTCCGCTGGCGCATGCGGGAAATCTGTGCTTGGGCGCAGTTCAGCGCGCGGGCCAGATCCGCATCGGTATCCGCGCCAAGGCATTCCGCCACCTTCCCGAACAGCCGGTTCGGCGTATAGGTCGGCGCTTGCAGGTCGATTCCCGGCTCGGCGCTCACGGCTGCACCCCGCGCACCGTCACCGGCACCGGCACCGCACATTCCGCAACAGGCTCTGCCAGCACTTTCACCCCGCAGCGCATCATCGTTTTCATGGTTTCCAAGTTCGCCACTTGCTGGTGGTGGTAGCTCTCTTTTGCCAGCGCGGGAATCGCCATCTTCGTTTCAATCGCCGCGCGCCGGTTCGCCATAGCTTCCCGGTGCAACTGTTCGTGGTCGGTGGTGGTGAGGCGGCGCGCTTTCATGGGGACTGGCTCCAGGTGATTGGTTGGTGAGGGCTAGACTCGGCCATTAGCCGAAGACCCCTGATCTGCGAATAAGGACGACAACTGCCGTTGCAGCGCAGAGCGGTACAACGCCGTTGCCGCCGGCCCGCAGTCGGGCTGCTCGACAGGAGAAGTCCAGCCTTGGCGCCAGCCCATCAGCCACTCCACGAAGTAGCTGTTCAGCTTCTTGGTCTGTGATGGCGGGGGCGAGCCAAGGGAATCGGGCAAGGATTCCTGTCCAGCGGGCGTCGCTTGGCCCAGGGGCGAAAACACTGCGGCATTCGCTAATTGATCCATACGTGATTTCCCATCCATTCTGGTTAGCCCCCCCTCGGCGCTTGAGCCCTTGAAGTCGCGCGCTGTCGGCGTCGGCCAGTGTTGTGCCGATTCCTGCAAGTCCGGCCCGCCCGCACCCCTCTCCGCCCGATTGCAGTTCGCGCCGCCCGTTATCGTCTTGGGCGTCGGCCAGTTCGTCGCCTGCTTCGCAAACTCCCCGCCCGCTCCCAGCTTGCCGGTCGTGTCCATCCCGCCCATGCCGTGCGGGGTCATCCAGTTGTTTGCCTGCCCTTTCAGCTTCGGCTCGCCGCGCGAATTCAGGCCGCTGCCCGACTCTTCCTCGCTGGCCTTTGGCGTCTGCCATCTGTCGCCATGCGAAGCAGAACCAGCGGGCGCGACCGTGGCTGGCGCCCACATCGGACGCTGAAAGAGTGATCCATTCCGCATTCCACCCACGGTCGGCCAGTTCTCCCATGACGCGGGCAGCGGCGCGCTCTTCGAGTTCTCCTTCTTCTTCGTCCACAACGGTGGCGGTGGCAGAAGCGATGCCTGCGACGTTCTCCAGAACGAGGAACCACGCACCGCTAACGTCTGCGATGTCGAGCACGTTGAAGAACAGGCCGGATCGCTTGCCGTCGAGGCCGGCGCGTCTGCCCGCAACTGACAAATCTTGGCAGGGGAATCCCGCAACGACGCCATCCACCACGCCGCGAAATCGTCCTGCCGGGAGTTCGGTGAAATCGCCAAACCAGACAGGCGCTGGAGCGAGTGATCCTTCTTCCATGCGCGCAGCCAGGACGCTGACGGGGAAAGCTTCCCGCTCAGCGTAGATGACCGTGCGGCTTCGGATGCCCAGGAATTCAAGTCCGGCATGCACTCCTTCGTCGAGCATTGCGACGCCAGTGCAAAGGCTGATTGTATTGAGGATGGCGTTATCCACACATGCGCTCCATTTTTCTTCTCTCCCAGTTGTCAGTTTGTTGTTGTGATCTAAACTCGGTTACACAGGTCAATGCGAAGCGGGCCGATTACATCGCCTGCTGGCTGCGCCGGTAGTCGCCCCAGCCGAACGCGCAGGGGAAGGCGTTTTCGTGCAGGCGGCTGTGCACGCGGGCGCCCACGAACTTGACCAGGTTGTCGAACGGCTGGTTGCTAATCACGATCACTGGCTTGTTTTCGTTGTAGCGGCGGTTGATGATCTCGGTCAGCAGCAGCGCCGAGTTTTCCTTTGCCGCCAGTGCGTCGATTTCATCGATAATCAGCACGTCGAACCGCACGAAGCGTTCGATCTCGTCGGCCTCGCTCTTGCCCTCGGTGCCGTAGATGGCTTGAATTTCCCCGATCATGCCCTTGGCGGTCACGTAGCGCACCGAACGAAAGGCGCGCGCCATGAGCTTTTGCGCGAACTCGCACGCCAGCAGCGTCTTGCCGGTGCCCGTTTCTCCGATCAGGATCAGTGCGGCCCAGGTAGGCTCGGCCAGAATCAGGTCGCGGAAGTGCTGCACCGTCACGCGCACGGTGCGCTGCTCTTCGGTCGTGGCCATGAAGCGCGCGCCAAGGTACTTCTTCGGGATCGTGGCACCAGCAATCAGATCGGCGGTGCGCTGCGCTTCCCACTTGGCGCGGGTATCGGCAGCAATCGACGCCTCCATGCAGCGCGGGCATTGCCACAGCAGGCCCGCGCGGGTCAGCACATCGGCCGCGCCGTGCTGCTCGCAGATCCCGGCCACCATCCCCAGCTTCGCACCGAACCCGGCCACCAAGCCAGAAACCGGCTGCATCGCATCGTCGCTCATATCTCGATTTCCTCGTCGTTGTCCGGCACCGTGATGCCGCGCCGCCTCATGTTCTCGTCCATCGCGCGCTGGTCGCCTGAGCGGTCCAGGTGGTCAAACACGAACTTGTCTCCCAGCCCTCCGCCGCGTGCTTGAACCGGCTTGGCCGGGTCCGGGTTGCGCAGCTTTTGCAGGATCGGCACCAGGTAGCCGGGCGCGATCTTCTCCGGTTCCGGTTTGTTTTCGCGCGCCACGGAAACCGCCTCGGTTATCAGTTCGAACGCGATGCCATCGGCCACCCATTGCAGCAGGTACGGGTTGGTCGACATCACGTTGACCCCCAGCCGGCGCAGCTTGACCGACAGCACGACCGCAGGGTCGTCGGAAACGGGCGGCTGCTCGCGCATCGGCAGCGGCGCTTCTTTGGGCACCGCAAAACCGCCATCATCGAAACCGGCAGGAACCGACGACGACGCGCTACCACCTACCGTTGAGTCGTCGTCGGCCTGATCTGGTTCTTGGTTAATGGTTCTTGGTTCTTGGTTAGCTTGTAATCCGGTTGCTACCGGGTCGCCAGTAGCTACCGGATCGGAACCGGGTAGAAACCCGCTGGGTTTTTTACCGATCCCAATTGGTTGCTCAGGGCTAGGCTTGGGTTTGCGTGGCCTCCCGCCCTTGGCACCGTTGGCGCGCGCCGTGTCGGCCTTGGTGTGGTATTCGGTAATCACGCGGTCGCAGATGTCGTTGCGGTAGCCGTCCTCGCCTTTGGTGAACTTGAGGCGCAAGACGCGCTCGACGGTGCGGCGCTCGTCTTCGGCCTCGACGCCGAGCATGTCGCACAGCTTGTCCAGGTCGAGCGGCAAGGGCTTTTCCTTGTCGTAGTACACGTCCAGCATGTCGCGGTAGATCCAGCGGGCCATACGGCTCATGTTGACCGTGCCCGACCTGAAATCACCGATGTGGAAAGGGTAGTAGTTCAAAGCGGCTCAGCCTAGAACGGGATATCGTCAGAATTAGAGAAATTGCGTGCCGGCGGCCAGAAAATCGGGTCGGCGCATTGCGACTCAAAGTGAGCAATCTTCCAGCGGATATCCTCTTTCCGCTCCTCGTCGTCAGCGAAGCACTCCAGTAGGGTCGTATAAAAAAGGTCGCATGGATCACCATACTGGCGGCAAATATCCAGCGCATGAGCAGCAGTCAGGCGGAAAAATTCGCGTGAGCTGTTCACTCGGTAATCGCTCAGATCACGGTGGATTTCCTGCTCGGTTTCATGCGGATTCTCCGTCCCGAAAGCCGCAGCCATTTCAAACGGCGTTGGGCACGAAGTCGAGGCCGAGAGTTGGTCCGCGCGCGCAAGCGGGTGATTGGTGGTGAAGCCGATCTTGAATATCCCAGGCATGCACGGGTTGCTCAGGAAATAGATGAAGCCGTATTCGGTCGCCATTTTCTTAGCCTTATCCTGCCTTGGCGGCGCGCAACTGCAAGAACTGCTCGATCAGGCCGTCGCAGCTCGGGCACAGGTCATCCGCGCGCAGGTCGCCTTTGGTAGCCACCTCGAAGCGAATGGCGGACTCCAGCGTGATCGCGGTCGGGCCGGTGCTGATGCCGGAAATCGTGGTTTGCGACAGCCCCGTATCGCGCGCCAGAATCGCCTGGTTGCCCTGCTTGGCGCGGCAATAGCTGTTGAACTTCGCCTTGCCCGCCCGCTCGCGCTCGACCAGTTCGGGCGATTTACTGCCATCCCCTTTTTTCGTTGCAGCTCGCATCTTGATTTCCCTCAATGGTGTGGGTTGATATGGGTCAATTGTACAATGGAAAAATAGAAATGTGCGCTTATTTTTCGCGCGGCTGAATAACAACAGGTTATTAAAGCCGGTTACGGCTCAGTTACAAAAATCTGACAACTCGTAGGAATAGTCCGACAAGAATTTAATGTAATGCCGTTTAGAGCGGTTGTACAGGGGAAATTTGGAACAGTGCCGGGCGACACTATGCTGTGCAGGATTGTGTTGCGCGGAAGTTACAAGCGGAAAGGCGTGTTGCCCTAGAGTCGGTTACATGCCCAGCAGTGCGCGCAGGCGGGCCAGCAGTTCAAGCTCGGTGCCGTAGCGGGCGGTGAAGGTGGCCTTGCGGCCGTGCACGGACACGCGCCCGAGCGGGTCGCTGTCGTCCTGCATGTGGTGTTGCGCGCACAATGGCAGGGTCAGGAAGTGCGCGCCTGGTGCCGTGCGGCCTTGGATGTGGTGCAGGCTGATGTGATGGTTCTCGCGCCCGTCGATCAGGCAGGCCAGGCACGGCAGCGCGCCGGCCGCATCCATGAAGGCCCGTTCGGCAGCCGTGGGCGTGCGCCCCTTCATGCCGCGCGTGGTGCGCTTCCGGGGTGGCTGGGCGGGGTCGGGCGGCTTGCGCTGGAATGGCGTGCGCGCGAGCTGGCTATTGCCCCTTTGCAGCGGCTTGGAAGTGCTCAGGGTGGAAGTGCGCGCCATCGGCTCGGAACGCGGCCCGAAGCCTTTGCCGGGCTTCAAGGGCGTTCGTTGCTTCAATGGCGCGCTGCGCTTCATTCGTCGCCCGGTTTGTAGTGCTTCTCGATCAGATCCCGGCACACCACATCGCAGCCGCGGCGCAGGATTTCCAGATACGAAATACCACCCGGCACGCTGTTCTTGCACCACGTTGCCATTGCGTACAGTTCGGGCGTGAAGGTGAAGTTAATCGACTTCTTGCCCGCGCTCAGGTCTTGCCACGGGTGCAGCGGTTCTGTGCTGTGCTGTGCAATGCTGTGCGCATCGGTCTGCACCTTGGCCGCGTCCACGAATTCCGCAGCGGCGGGCGTGAGGCGGAACCTGTTGTTCTTGCGCTCGCTCACTGGTAAATCTCCTGTTCCAGCGCCAGCATTTCCTCGATGGCCTTGCGGGTGAACTCGTCCACCGGGTATTCCACCACGCCCAGCCCGTCGCGCAGTGCATGCCGGAACGCCTTGCGCAAGCCGATCACGGTATCCAATAACGTCAGGTGCTCGAAGCCGGCGCAGAACTCGCGCATTTCCAGCAGTTCGGCGCCTGCGTGGTTCGGGACCATCGTCGCGAACAAATAGGCGTGCAGGGCGCGGTTCTCGATCTTGGCGCGGCCGATCAGAGAATTGACGTGCTCCAACGTTTCCACATCCGCCTGGCTGGGCGCGCACGGGCACAGCGCGATATCGGCCAGCATCAGGGCAACCCGCATTCCGTCCGAATCGGCCCCGCCCGTGTCGAGCAGGATGTGGTCGTAATCGTCTGCGTGCCGTTCGAGGAATTCGAGCAGGCCGCGCGCCGTCACTTCGCGCACTTCGATGGCCGGTTCGGTCTTGTCTTCGCGCCGGCGCTGGCCCCACTTGCGGGTGGTGCCCTGCGGGTCGAGTTCGGCCAACAGTACCCGGTAGTCGCGCCGGGCGAGCTGCACCGCGAAGTTCTGGATGGTGGTGGATTTCCCTGTGCCGCCTTTCTCTGCTGCTGCGGCTGTAATCTTTGCTGACAACTGTTTCTCCCTGTTGATGATGTGTAAAACTACGCAGCCCTATTTTGAGCTGTAGTGTGTTGTGCAGCGCGCCTAGGCATACCAGTCAGCGATGCCATCCCATATATTGTTGAGCCAGTAGCCGACATCGTTGGTGTTGCCTACCAGCTTCTCGGCAGCGTCGTGCACTTGCTTCATCCCATCATAGCCACCGAAGAACGCGGCGGTCTGGCCGATGGTCTTCAGTTCCTTGAGGATGGCTTGGGCGCGCGCGCTGTCGCGCCGGTTGGTGATTGCCTCGAATTCTTTGACGAGGTCGACAATATGCTGTTCAATCCGCTCCATTGCTCTCTCCTGTTGTTAATGATGCTAGTTTGTACTGTGTTGTGCAGCGGTGGGCTGCATGATTCGGTTGCGCAGTCGGCGCGGCCGGTCCCGGTGGTGCGGCAGCGCATAGGTCGCATCTTCTCCCGGCCCCGCCCCGTGAACTGCGAGATAGACGCCCCCGCCATTGTGCGCGGCTGGCGGCAACCAATCTTCTATGTGGCTGGCGCGGGTTGCCGGGTCGCCTGCGCGCAGCACCTTAAGCCATATTTGAACCGTGTTGCGGTGGTAGCCGCTTCGTTTCGCCAGTTCGTCCACCGTCCCCGGCATGGCCTGCAAGATGTGCTCTTTGGCCAGATGGTAGTCGCGCGGCTTTTTCGGCAGGATGATGACGCCATGCGGGTTCGCCCCCGACTTGGGCATGACGCTGACCGTACGCGGACGCGGCGGGTAGAAATCACCCTCAAACGGCATCCCGGCCAGTTCGCGCACGTAGGCGATGCTCCACCCAGTCCGGTCCATGATCCGCACGAAAACCCCGTAGGTCAGCGGTGCCTTGTGGTTCCAGATGCGCGAGATCAGCCCCGTATCCAGGTCGAGCGCCCGCGCCAACTGCTCGCGGCGCGGCGCATGCAGTACCCACATGAGTTCCTCAAGTAACCGGCGCGGCGTGTAGGTGGGCGATTGCAGGTTGACCGGGGCGTCATTCATGGCATGGCCTTACCGATGACAGCAGCAAGCATGACACCAGCGCGCCGATAAGCTGCTGCCGAGTGAACATCTTCTACAGAATAGCGGTAGAAGATTTCCGTTTCATGCCCGCCAAGGACATGCCCCAGCCGCCCCTGCTCAATGCATGACGCCCTCAATTCGCGGTCGGCAAAGTCCCATCGGAAGTCAATGCAGAGCACCGCAGCAAGGCGCAAAAGGTCGCCGTCATTGGTTAATGGGTTCCAGCCTTGCCCTTGGCCCGGATCACGCGGACTGCGTTCGACTAGCAGCATGTCGCGGAAAATCGGGTCTTCCAAGCGACTGCGCTGAATGGCAATGCCCGCCGCTTTCGCCGCCAATTCCAACAGTTCACGGTCGTTCATTTCACCCCCTGCTTAGCCCAGCCCAGGCAGCGCGGGCACTGGTAATGCATCACCCCGGCCTTGTACTTGCGCGGGAACTTGGGGTGCGGCTTGGCGTGGCCGAACAGGCAGGCCAGGCTATCTACAGCGCGGGCCAAAGCCACCTTCACGCCTTCCAGATGCGCGCTCATGCTGGCACCACCTTGGCGATAATGGCGGCAAGGTCGATGCTGATAAGCTGCATCAGCGGATTTGGATATCCGATAGTTCCTGCACATGCGTTGCGCACCGCTTCCGCAATCGCCATGTCGCGGGCTGCATTGCGCGCTTCCGCTGCCAGCAAATCGGCGCGCAGTTGGTCGTAGGCTTCCTTGGTAGGCAACTGGCCGCTGTCTATGGCATGGCGCAAAGCGGCGTTTGCGATATTGCGCGCCCGGCCAAGAACGGATTGATCGGGGATGCTGACGGCGTCCTGTAGCTCCGGTTCGCTCATCCCTGTTACTGGATACTGCTTTGCAGGAGCGGGCCAGCGGCATCCGTCGAAGTCGCGCGAGTGCACAGGAACCGCGACCTCAAAGCCATAAGCGTTGATGATCTTGTCCCCCACGAACACCGGCTTGCCATCGAGGTAGCCGAGAGGGAGCATCACGAGGTCGGCGCGGGATTCGCCGCGCGCCGATGCGCACCCGAGCTTCGTCCAGCTTTCCGGCACTTCGCTCCCGTTGTGCCTCGTGTAGCCGATCAAATTGAACGGGCCGCCCTGTGCGTCCCACTTCAACACTTCGGCCTTACTGCCATCGCGGCAAGCATACGGTGCCCCTGCTTTTGCATCGGCGAGGCAGAACGGTCTGGTGTCTTTCGGTGCATTCATGGTCTCGTTCCTTATAGTTGGTCTACAACATCGGGCCTGCGCCCTGTCAGGTTGAATACATCGGCATACAGCAGCGCCGTTTCCGCTTTGGGCTTGAGCTTCTTGGTGCGCTCGTAGACGCGGCGGTTCTCGCGCTTGTTTTCGCGCCGCTGCCGTGGCGTGAGCTTGGCGTCGATGCCTGGACCTGCCGCGAACACCCACACATAGCGCCCCTTCGATGCCTCGCCCGGTGGCAGGATGTCTTCGATGTGCGCCTTGCCAGCAGCATGCAGCTTGTTGATCGCACGACGCGCGCCTTCACTGGTCAATCCCACCTTGGCCGCGATCTGCTTGGCTGAACCGGGCATCGCTTTCAGGATGGCGTCGTGGCTGTTGGTCGTGCCGAGCAGCTTGGGCAAGCGCTGGTGCCACGCTTCGTAATGGCTATGGCACAGGCCGCGCGCAACTACCTTGCGGTCGCAGCCGTCGCGGGAGCAGGACTTAAGGGCGGGCGGTTCGGTGCGCGTCATGGCTAGGCTGTTTTCGGCTGGCTCGCCGCAATGAAAGCTTCGGCAGCTTCGAGGTTGTCGGCGGTGACGACACACTTGGCAAGCTTGGCCTGCGCGCTGCGGATCGCGGTTTCAAGAGTGATGCGGGCGATGTCGTCGGCGCTGGCGATGCGGCCGTAGCGCCTGCCGTAACTGTCGCTGCCGGTGCCGATCATAAGGCCCGAGTCGATGCGGAACGATTCGCCGCCCGAGCAACGGACAATGTTCGCGCCTACTCTTTCAACTAAGAACAGGTCTTCCTTGCGGTGAAAGCGTCCCGCGCACTTGATGGTATCGCCCACCTTCACGCCTTCCAGATGCGCCTTCATTGTCCCTCCGTAGTTTGATGTTGTTGACTCTCGGTATCAGGCGACTCGCTATCTGCCTCGCCCAACTTCTTCTTGCGCACGTTGTTTTTCAGATACACCTGCAATTTCTCGGCAGTCTCGAAGTGCGAGGCGCGACCGCCAATGATGTAGGTCAGGGTGCGCTTGCTTACATCCGCCCCCTTGGCGACCGCGCCCAACTGCCGCTCGCGCTTGCGGCGCTCCAGTTGTTCGCGGATGAATTCAAAGTCTATTTGCATGGTCATGTCCTTTAGACGGGAAGGCCCGCCCGCATATTATTGCGCAATTCCAAAACAAAAACAATGCACATTTGTGCGTATTTTCCGCTTGACGAACTGTTCTGTGTTGGATTACGCTGTTTCCGTTCACTACCTACAATCACTCCACGGAGTAACCGACATGCGAGATAAAAATTGCACAACACAGCATAGTGCTGATGAACAAATCGGCGAGCTGATACTGAGGATCCCAGCGGCGTTCCATGACGGGCTGCTGGTCAAGCAACCGCACTTCGCGGAGCTGGTGGCGACGGAGTTCAGCGTCAAAGTGGAGTTCAGCTACACGCCGGGCGATGCTGGGCAGTTGCACGGGCGCTTTGAGGATGCGGTCGAACCGACCCCGGCAGAAGTGACGATCAAAGCCATCAAGGCAGATGCATCCGTGCATTTCGATGGCGACGGGGTAAGCCTGACGGCAGAACGCAACACGGATTTGCTGCCGCTGTTTTCGCATTACCAAATCGCGGCGCTGGAAGACAAGCTGCTGGCACGCGCTGCGGTCGGCGTGCTGGAATGAGCGTAACGAAATAACCACACCACCCACAAGGAGAGAGTCACCATGCAAATCACCACCGAAGCAAAAGCGTTCCTCGAAAAAAAATCCGGCGTCACCCCCGCCGACCTGCGCACCGAAGAGGGCGCGCGGCGACTGTCTTTCTTCCGCGCCGACATGAGCGCCTACGGCTTTCTGTACATCGGCAAGGCAACCATCACGGTCGAAATCCCGGACGAGAAGGAGCTGGTGGAGAACGCTGTCGCTTCGTTGCGCGAGCAGGCCGCGCACATCCGTGCCAAGGCGACGGCGGAATGCACGGAAATCGAAGGGCAGATTCAGCAGTTGCTTGCAATCACCTACCAGCCCGCCACGGAAGGGGATCACGAATAATGAAACAGGACCCCGATACCAAGACGATGGAACTGCCGGTCGGCCCGCTGGCCCAGCTGCGCGCGCCGTTCGCGCCCAACCAGATCAGCCTGTTGCCCAAGCCGTACAACAAGGATGCAGAAAAAGGATGGTGCAAAGAGTGCAATAGCAGTCACGGTTTGCCCGCCATGCACCTGGAGTACGTGGGCCACGCGGCCCTGACCGACCGCCTGCTGGACGTAGACCCGCTGTGGTCGTGGGAGCCGCTGTCGTTCGACGCGCACGGCCTGCCGACGCTGGACGCAGATGGTGGCATGTGGATCAGGCTGACCGTGTGCGGCGTGACCCGGCTGGGCTATGGCGATGCGCAGGGCAAGAAAGGGCCGAACGCCACCAAGGAGCGGATTGGCGATGCGCTGCGTAATGCCGCCATGCGCTTCGGTTGCGCGCTCGACCTGTGGCACAAGGGCATCTTGCACATGGACAGCGACGAGCCGGACGACGCGCCGCCCGCCCAGCAAGCCCAGCCGCAGGCGCGCGCGGAGCGCGAACTGTGCGGTCAAGAGAAATTCGCCACCAACAGCAAGGCATGGCAGGCGGTCGTCGCGAGCGGCAAGAAAACCCCGGACGAACTGATTGCCTTCCTTGGCACCAAGCTGGACTTTACCGAGCAGCAAACCACCACGATCCGGTCGTGGAAGAAAAACTAAACAGGGAGAACCACTTGATTACCCATCAACTAGTTCAAGGCAGCCCCGAATGGGCGCAATTCCGCAAGACCAAGAACGGCGCCAGCGAGGCGGCAGCCATGCTGGGCCTGTCCAAGAAAGTCGCGCGCAACGAGCTGCTGCACATGAAGCAGACCGGCACCGCGCAGGAGTTCAGCGACTGGGTGCAGAAGAACATCCTCGATCACGGCCACGAAGTCGAGGCGCTGGCCCGCCCGCTGTTCGAGCTGATGCTGGGCGAAGAACTGTTCCCGGTCACGGTGTCGGACGGCAACCTGTCGGCGTCGTGCGACGGCCTGACGCTGGACGGCAAGACCGCATGGGAGCACAAGCAGTGGAACGAGGAACTGGCGCGCATCGTCAGTGACGGCGATGTACCGCCCGAGCACATGCCGCAATGCCAGCAAGTACTGATGCTGACCAAGGCCGAGCGCCTGCTGTTCGGCATGTCGGATGGGACCGGCGAGCGCCTGGTGTGGTGCGAAGTGTGGCCCGATGAAGCGTGGTTCGCCCGCCTGCGCGCCGGCTGGGAGCAGTTCGACCGCGATGTGGCCGGATACGTGCATGTGGTGGACGTGCCCAAGCCTGCCGCCGACGCGATCCGTGAATTGCCTGCGCTGGTCGTGCACCTGAAAGGCGAAGTCACCAACAGCAACCTGCCGCTATTCAAGGCCGAGGCCGAGCGCTTCATTGCTGCGATCAAGACCGAGCTGGCGACCGACGAGGATTTCGTCAATGCCGATGCGACCGTCAAGTTCTGCCAGCGTGCCGAGGACCAGCTTGAACTGGCGAAGGCGCAGGCCATTGCCCAGACCGCCAGCATTGACGAGCTGATGCGCACCGTGAACCAGATCCAGGACCAGTTGCGCGGCAAGCGCCTGACCCTGTCCAAACTGGTCGATACCAAGAAAAAGGAGCTCAAGGACGGCATCTGCGCCAAGGGCTTGGCCGTGTGGCGCGGGCACCTGGCCGCGCTGGAAGCGGAAACCGCCCCGCTCAAGCTGGCCTGCGCCGCGCCCGATCTGGCGGCAGCCACCAAGGGCAAGCGCACCCTGTCCACGCTGCGCGATGCAGTTGACACTGCCGTGGCGAACGCCAAGATTGCCGCCAACGATGCCGCCGCCGATGTGCGCGCCAAGCTGGCTTGGTACCAGACCGCCGCAGCCGGCCATGAACTCCTGTTTGCCGACCTGCAGCAGATCATCGCCAAGCCGCGCGCCGACTTTGAACTGGCCGTGACCGCGCGCCTGACCGCGCACCGGGAAGCACTGGAGCAGGCTGCGGAAACGGCGCGTACCGAGCGCATCGCCGCCGCCCTGGCCCCGCAAACCGCCACCCTGATCGACTGGGACGCCCCCCCCCCCCCCACCCCCCAGGCACAGCCCGAGCCT